TTCCGCAGGCCGGCAGATGTATGTCCCCCGCTGCCGCCCCAGTTCCGCTCGCGTCTGCATCTCTGATTCTGAGGGCACATTCTGGTCGCCACTGGGCCAGCCCGGATTGTGCAACCCGTTGCACTACGGCTTTCAATCTTGCAGAACCCTCCCCTAGCTTGATCTACCTGCCAATCTAGTCCTTCAAACAGCCTGGGACGCCGGGATCGCCTTGGTGTCCCCTGGAAATCGAGAGGAGGCCATGAGCAGGTTACAGCCCCATCCCGTTGTGTTCCTGAAACCCACAGCGCCATCGGACCGCTTTCGGACTTGGGCGCGCAGGTTTGGAGTGAGCCGGTTGGCCCGCGCCTTGGGGGTGTCCAGGACCACCGTGCACACTTGGGTGTCCACGCCGTCCAAGCGCGTGCCCGAACTGGTGAGCGCCAAACTGATCATCGCCCTGAGCAGGGTCGAGCCTGCCGATGGCAGGCCGCTGAGCTACGAGGATGTGTATGGCCGGGTTGAGGTGGCGCAGTGAGTTCAACCGACCTGAAAGAGCAGTGGCTCACCCAGCGCAAGGGCGGGATCGGCGGCACGGACATTTCCGCGATCCTCGGCCTGAACCCCTGGCGCAATGCGATTGACGTGTATTTGGCCAAGCTGGGCCTGGCCCAGCAGCCGGAGACTCAGGCGATGCGGCTCGGTAACCGCCTGGAGCCAGTGATCGCCGAGGAGTACGCCGATCTGACTGGCTCGACGCTGGTGCGCGGCGCGGAGATCGCGCGCCTATTCCCTGGCGTCGCGAACGTCTGGCGCGGGCACACGATTATTGAGCACGCCGAGCATCGCTTCCTGATTGGCACGCCCGACGCCATCGTGCCGGACGCCGAGCGCGGCCTGGAGATCAAGAACGCCGGCTTCCAGGGCCGGGAATGGGGCAAGCCGGGCACAGACGAAATCCCGCGTCACTACTTGCTTCAGTGCGCGTGGTACATGGCGCTGACCGGCCTGAGCCATTGGGATGTGGCTGTCCTCTTCTCCGGCAACCGGCTGGAGGTTTACACGGTGCGGCGCAACGCCGAGCTCGAGTCCGCGCTGCTGAAAGCTGGCGTTGATTTCTGGCAGCGGCATGTACTCACGCAAACGCCCCCGCCGATAGACGCCAGCAAGTCCTACGCGCAGTACCTCGCGAAGCGATTCCACCAAGGAACCGAGCAAGTAGTCCAAGCCACGTCGGAGGTCGAGCATTGGGCAGCGCGTCTGCGCGATGCGCAAGCGCAGATCGAAAAACTCCGACAAGCCGAGCAGCTCGCCCGAAACCACCTGATGAATCTGGTGGGCCACAACAAAGGCATGAAGGGCGCCTTCGGCAAGGCCACTTGGGTGCGGCCCCGGCCCCAGGCTGCAACCGATTGGGAAGCCCTGGCGCGATCTCTCAATCCGACGCCGGAACAGATCGAGAGGTTCACCACAGAGCAATCCAGAAGCGCATACCTGAAGGTCACTTTCGCCGAAAGAGAGGAGAGCAATGAGCACGCTGCCTAATACGACAGCACTTGCATCCGCGCCCGCGCCATCACCGACCAGCGTGTTGAGTGAAGGCTTCGGTGCTATCGAAAAACAAGCACAACTGGAGACAGCCGCCCAGGTTCTCGCCGAGCAGGCCAAGGCCGCAGTGCAAGCCCGCTACATCATGGCGATGAAGAACCCGCGCGATTGGGACGTGGTGCGCCAACGGCTCCTCAAGGAATGCGAACGGCCTAGCTTCGCCGGCGTCGCACGCTACAGCAAGCCCGTGGGCGCGGGCACCGTCACCGGCCCGAGCATCCGCTTTGTGGAAGCGGCGCTGAAAATCATGGGCAATGTCATGCCTGAACAAGTTGTCCTCTACGACGACCGCCAGAAACGCATCATCCGCGTGACCGTCACCGATCTCGAAGCCAACCTGACCTACAGCAAGGAAATCCTGCTGGAGAAAACCGTCGAGCGGAAGCAACTGAAGCCCGGCCAGATACCCCAGGGGAGCCGCATCAACAGCCGGGGCGAGCGCGTGTACCTGGTCGAAGCAACCGAAGACGAAATGCTCAACAAAGAGGCCGCGCTCACGAGCAAGGCCATGCGCCAGCTGGGCCTGCGCATCGTGCCGGGGGATCTGGTGGACGAGTGCATGGAGACGGTGCTGGCAACCGTGCGCCGCAAGGCCGCCGAAGACCCCGACGCCGAGAAGAAGGCAATTATCGACGCCTTCGATGATCTCGGCGTGCGCGTCACCGACCTGAAGGATTACCTAGGCGTGGACAGCTTGGAGACGCTCACGCCCAAGGACCTGGTGAATCTGCGCGCCGTGTACCAAGCGCTCCGCGACGGCGAAACAAACTGGCGCGAGATCATGGAACAGCGCGACGCCGTGCGCGGCACCACGCGGGAAGAGGCCACGGGCAGCCGCACCAGCGCCGTGCTCGATGCAGTCAGGGCCGCCCAAGGAATGCCCGCCGTTTCGCCTCAGGCCGCCTCAGCCGTGCCAGACGAAGCGGGTACACCTCAGGGTGCCCAGGAGGAACCCCAGGACGCCCAGGCCGAACGCGGCAAGGGGAAAGCTCGCCGCTAGTGAACACGCTGACCATCACCGTGCCTCTGGTCCCGCCCAGCGTGAACCACTACTGGAAGCACACACGGGCCGGACGGCACTACGTCACGCGTGAGGGCAGGGCTTTCAAGGAAGCAGTCGCGCTGTTTGCCCGTGGCCGCCGAGTGCGAGCCAAGCGGTATGAGCTTGAGGCCGTGATCTACCTGGGCCACGGGCAACGCGGCGACGGCGATAACTTCTGGAAAGTGATCGCCGACGGCTTGCTGGACGCCGGCGTGATCCACAGCGACGCCGCAGTGACCGACTGGATTCTTCGCAAGCGGCGGGACGCAAGTAACCCACGCACAGAAATCACAGTGAGGGGGATTCAACATGGCAACCGACCTTGAACGCAAGAACAGGAAAATCCTTTGCAACTATGAGCTGGAAGCAGACGTTAGGTGCGACTGTGGCCATGAACATGTCCACACATACCCCTGCCGACGCATAGCTGTAGCCGTGATTTTCATGGGCGACTACGACGATCCCCCCGCTTCGTTCTGCAGAGCTTGCCTAGGGGAGTTCCTCAAGCGTGACGGAGCGAACTGGATCGATGGCGTGGTGCCTGTAACAAGAGTCCGATTCCGAAATGGCCGCTGGCAAATCAGGTGGACGAATCATGACAAGGGCTGGCACGACGCTTGGGAGCCAACGCCAGAAGAGATCGCTCAGTTTGAAAAGGAAGAAGCGGCAAAGGGCGCAAGGATATGAGCGTCAAAGTCATGTCAGCAGTGTGGGAGTTGGACCTGCCGCAAAACCAGAAGCTGGTGCTGCTGGCGTTCGCTGACCACGCCGACGACGACGGAGTGTGCTACCCCAGCGTGGGTCGCATAGCCTGGAAAACGGGAGTCAGCGAGCGCCAGGTGCAGCGCATCGTCAAGAAGCTGAGGGCCGCAGGGCTGGTCGTCCTGTTGAGACACGCGCAGGGCGGCAGAGGAAACGCAGCCGTGTATCAGGTGCAGCCGCAAAAGGGCGTCAAATTGTCACCCTTTGCGGGAATGAGTGACATCGGTAAGGCCCTTTCCGAATCAAAAGGGTGTCATTCAGGACAGGAAAGGGTGACATCCAGTGCCGAAAAGGGTGACATAGCTGTGTCACCCGAACCATCAGAGAACCATCACACAAAACCGTCAGAAAAACCTTCTTGCGCGGAGCGATCAAAAACCGATCACTCCGCGCAGCAGGTGTCCCCGCCAGCCCCGGCAGCAGTTATTGAGCTTCCCCTGAACGACGGAAGCCAGCACGTGGTTCTGCCTGAAGCCGTCGCGGAGTGGAAGCACCTGTACCCCGCCGTGGATGTCATGCAGGAGCTGCGCAACATGCGGGGCTGGCTCCTGGCTAATAGAGAAAAGCGAAAAACCCGGCGCGGCATCGAACGCTTCATCAACGCCTGGCTGGCCAAGCGGCAAGACAAAGCGGGAACGGAGGGCATAAATGCAGGCCGTAAAGGAGATCGCAGAAAAACTGGCGGGGCATACCACAGCGGCGACCCTACGCGAACCTATGAGCGAGAGCCCGATCTCGTCGTCAACGTGCCCTGAGTGCGGTGACACGGGCTGGAAGCTGACGGAGTCCGACGGGCATCGCGCGGCGGTGCCCTGCGGTTGCCAGAAAGAACGCAAGATTGCCGCTGCGCTGCCCCAGCGGTACCGGCAGGCCCGGCTGAGCGACTTCCCCGCTCAGATCGTCGAAGGCGTGACGGCGTGGTTCGCCAAGCCGGGAGACGGCCTGCTGCTGTGCGGCCCGGCTGGTACGGGCAAAACGCATCTTGCCGCTGCGATCACCAGGGCGTGCATCGAGCTCGGCAGACCGATCATGTTCCGTCGCGCCGCCGACCTGTTCCAAGCAATCCGCCAGACCTACGACCAGGGCTTCACCGAAGAAGGCGTGCTCGCAGAGTACGCGAAAGCGCGCCTGCTGGTGCTCGACGACTTGGGCGCGGGCGCGCTGACCGACTTCGAGCGCCGCTACACCTTGGAAGTGCTCGACAGGCGGCTGAACGCAATGCTGCCGACCATCGTGACGACGAATTGGACGCTCGCGCAGATCAGAGAGCAGATGGATGAACGCATTGCATCGCGGCTTTCCAGCTTTACCCTGCTGGCCTTCGCCGGGCGCGACAGGCGGGAGCGCAAATCCCACTCAGGAGGGCCGGCCAATGGCCGTTAAGCGCAGAGGGCCGCACTTCAAAACTTACACCGGGCGGATATTCTGGCCGATGGACCCGAGACCCGATGAAGTTTCGATCCTCGATATCGCCCACTCGCTGTCTCACCAGTGCCGCTTCAGCGGCCACACGCGCGAGTTCTACAGCGTGGCCGAACACAGCGTGCGTGTGAGCCAGATCGTCCCGGCCCCGCATCAGTTGTGGGCGCTGTTGCACGACGCGGCTGAAGCCTACCTGCTCGACTGGCCGCGCCCGCTGAAACAGAGCGGCCTGATGGGGTGGCTTTACCGACGCGCCGAGCAGCGACTAATGCGCGTGATCTGCCAGCGGTTTGGCCTGGACACCATGCAGCCCGAGTGCGTGGGCCTGGCCGACCAGATTCTTCTGGCAACCGAGCAGCGCGACCTGTTCGGCAAACTCCCGAAGGCCTTGAACGGCACAGGCGTGCCGCTACCCGACAGAATCGTCCCGCTGTCACCAACTGAAGCAAAGGCAGCCTTCTTGCAGCGCTTCCAAGAACTCACGGCGGGGCGATAGAAGCGTGCAGATCAAAGCCCAGATCGACGCGAAAGCCCTCAAGGCACGGACACACCGAGAAGCCAAGCGGCTGGCCTTCAGCACTGCGCAGGCCCTCAACGAAACGGCCAAAGAGATCCAGACGGCCGAGCGCGTCAACCTCGACAGGAAGTTCACCGTGCGCAAGACCGGCTTCCTGTATCGCCTTATCAAGATCACGGCCTTTGCCAGTCCGCGGAAGGGCCGCCCGTTCGCCGAAGTCGCGATTGACCCCACGAAGAAGCGCGTGCTACTCGGCTTTTTCGAGAAGGGCGGCGAAAAAGAACCGGCCAAGGGTAAGTCCGTCGCCGTGCCACTCACAGGCGGCCCCGCACGGCCCAGCTTCAAGCAGCCTGTCCAAGAGGAGTTCACCTTCCGCAAGCTCCGCTTCCGCCGCCACAGAACCAAAACCGGCAAGGTGCAATGGAAGGGCGAGCTGCGCACCTTCATCATTCCAGACTTGGGCGTCCTACAGCGCGTCGGCGGAAAGGCTAAAAGCAGCGTCTCCAAGCTGATCTACGCCTTCCAGCGCCGCCCGCGCCTCAAAGCCCTGCTCGATTTCACGAGGATTGCCGTGCGCATCTTCACCCGCGAGTTCGTGCAGCAGTTCGGGAGAGCGTTCAGCCGCCCGAACGGGAAGTGACCACTTTAATACTCAGGTGAGGGCACCCCACATCAGGTGGTCACGCCGATGTCCGACCAGAGCAGATTGAGCAACTCAGACAGATTCCGCACACCGTGCACTTGGATGCTGTGGTTCCCTTGGGGGACGGCAATGCCTTCTTCTCGGGCAGCTTTGATCTGCTCGGCCAGATGTTGTTCCATGTCGCGCTGCAAGTCAGCGGCCAGATAGACATGCTGGATCGTGCCCAGATGGTTCCGCACGAGAACCTGAGCCAATTCAGCCAGGTACTGAGGTTCGGGTGGGCGAATGCGTGAAGTAAGGTCTAGCTCACCAACAAACAAGCTGCCTGATGGGACGGGGTGCTGCAGATAGGAACTCAACAGGGCGATTGCAATCGGGAGGTCTAGCTCCTCGGCATACCGTTCCCGTCCCGGCAGGTAGCAGTTGATGTTGTACGAAAGATTCGTAACGTCCACGTCTTTCAGCTGGCTGATAGTATTCATGAGCTGTTTGACGCGAGCACGCGGCAGGTTGGGCGCGTTAAGCTCGGGGCTGGAGCCGTAGCGCGGCAGACTGACCGTCGCCTGCGCCTCCGTCAGCCGCTCCCCGATTCCTGACCAGCCGAAGACCGTGCTGCTCTGGGCCGTGGTGTGAGGGGCCTTTGAAAGTCGCCCGTGGTCGTCCATCGTAAGGACGAGTGGATCGAACAACGCTGGCCCGAACCGATTTTTGGGCACGAACAGCGGACGCAGCCGGAACGCCCGGCGCAAGTAAATGACCGCATCAATGTTGTGCTCCAAGTCTTTGGGACCAGCGATCTGGCCGCGCTTCGTGATGTGCCCAATCAGAAGGCTGCATAAGCCCGCGTTCTTCGCCAGATCGTTGAAGCGATAAAGCGAACGGTACTGTTGGGTCGCGGTGGCCGCGAGCCCTCGACCTTGGATGGAATCGAAAACCATGATGCGGCTGCCGTGGTATTCCTGCCCCTCCGAAAGCACACGCCGGGCAAGGAAATCAGGGAGGTCTTTCACTTCGGCCACTGCATCGTCGCAGAATAGATTGTCTTTGACGGCAGAAGCCTCTTGCGGCGGCAGATGGCTGGTAACTCTGTCCACTACTCCCACAATGTCGTTCAAACTTTGCTCGTTCGTGAGGTACAGGGAGGGAATGCCACGCTTCGACAAATCGGCCAGGATTTGAACCGCCAAGGTTGTCTTCCCGATGCCCGGCTCACCGGCAAGCAGATAAACTCCGCCTCGCACGAGGCCGCCGTGTAAAGCTTCTTGAAGCCAAGGCAGGCCCGGCAGGTCGAGTTTTTCATGGCCGCTTCGAGGGATTTCACCTATCTTTGGCATGGTGCCTCCTGCTCCAAGAGGTCCCGGTCACCGCTTCAACCGGCACCCTAGAATTTCCAACCCTCGCGCTCAAACACGTCTACAAGGCTCACGCAGATCACGCCGTAGTGTTTGCACGCGCCGGGAATTTTGTTTGGGCCGCGTTCTTCGGTTACCACCAGGCATCGAGACGGCGACGAAAGAAGCGAGCCAGACAGAGCTTGGTCTTGCGCACTCCCAAGTGCAACGACGAATGTATCTGCCGCTGGTCCAAAGCGCCCTGGCTTTGCCAGCTCTCGGAACTTGCCCGCAACCTCAGCCGCCAGCTCCACTTGCTTCTGGTCCAGCTTTCGAAACATCTTCTTGTTCTTTTTGGCCCACGGTCCAAGGACGTCGTCCTTCTTGATTTCCTCTAACACTTCATTGGCCGCGACCAATCTGCCTCCCTGAATCAGTTTCTCAACTTTGTCCCACAGCGTCGGGAAAACGCTCCGCCGAAAATCCTGCCTCAACTTAATCAGCGAACTCGCGTCGATGCAATATACGTCATCGGCCATGAAGTTCTCATGCTGCGCGTGCCATCAAAGACGATTCGATCTCCGGCAAGTGCTTCAGGCGCACACTCAGAAAGTCGCTCACGTCGGCGTAGGTGATGACGCCCCGGTTTCTCGCTTCCAAAACCAAAGAGGAAAAGAGGACGCCATTTTCGGCGAGACACTTTCTTGCAGGGCGGATTGGGCCGCCTTTGCGCCTAGCTCGATGGTCTCTTGCTTGGATATCCGCAAGTGTCTCCCTGAATCTAGCTCTCGAAACCAGGCCGGCGTGCAGCAACCTGAACAGCATGACCGCTTCGCTGACTTTGAACCTCCTAGCTCCCTCTGAAAGTGCGTCGGCGAGGGATTGGCCTTCGAGCGGAACTCGCCCTAACGATAAGGACTGTAGTGCCAACCTCGGAACAAGAAACTCGCCAGCAAAGCGGTTGCACCATTGCTCGATCTGAAGCTCTTGTCTCTGACTGCTGGCCTCGAACCTTGGGGCGCAGATACCTGCACTGTGAAGAAGCAGATGGCCGTATTCGTGGAACAGCGTGAAAATGCGCGCACGAACCGCATCCGATGAACTCACGGTGATTACATATGGTTCCTCGTCGCCTAAGGAAAACCCGCGCACATCGTCAACCGACATGGGGAACTGAAGGGTCAGGATGTTCTGCCGTTCGATAGCGGCGCGCCATTCGCGGAAGGCTTCCCACTCGTCTTGCCAATCTTGCTGCTGGTCAAGGCTTACCCCCAATCGATCCCTTTCTCGGCCCGCCACAGTTGCGGGGTCGTCCGAAGGCTTTACGCCCGCAAATGGAGGAGTGGTTTCCCGCTCCAAGGACTGCATGAGTTCCCGAGCGACTGTTTGCAGACGGCGTGCCTTCCTGAGGGCTAGGCGCGTTTCACGTTCAAGCTGGCCCTGGCGATTGGGTAAGGTGCGAAAGTCTCGCGGCAGGGGCCGCTCAGGGGGCGGTTCGGGTAACAAGAACGCGGCCAGCGGCCTCTTGAAATAAGCCGCCAAGGCCCTCGCCTGTGTGAGACTGAGTGTAGTCCCCTGGTTCTCCCACCTTGCGAAAGTGAGAGCAGGCACCTTGACTCGTTTGGCGGCATCCTCAACGGTCGCGCCCGAGGTTTCCCGCGCCCATTTCAGTACCTGGGGGCTGACCGGAATCTTTACGTTTCGACCCATTGCCTCTTCCCGCTAAAACCGGAGGCCTAAAGGATTTTGGAAACCAGCTTGTCAATCTCGGCGATTTGCGGCTGCAACTTTTCCCGCACCAGACTCCGCAGCCGACCTAGGTTGCCCTCCCGAACATTTGCAGAAAGACTCGCGACGAAACTCCCGGCCAATTTGCTGCATTCGTCGCCAAGACGGGCCAACTCCCTGTGGCAGGCGGACTGTTCTTCGTACATAGGAATTGGGAATGCCCACATTTTCTTGTGAATGTCCCTAGGGCCGAAGCCCCCTTTTGACTGCAGCGGCTTGACTTCAGCGTCCAAGACTCCGGAGTTCAGCACTGCCGTCAGAAGATGCGCTTCGTCCAGTTCGTCAGTGTCGAAATAATAGAGCTTGCTCTCAGCGAGGAATCGGCGCAATCGCATTTCAGATTCGCTATTCTCCACGACCGCAGCGCAAAGGTAGGTCGCTGAAGCAGGATACACCACCGTATACCGCTTGCGGCGCTGCTGGGTGAGCTTCTTGCGGTAGTCAAGCCAATCGTAGATGGTCTCACGCGTGGCTTTATCTCCGCGCTTCTCCCGCCAGATCGCTTCGCACTTCTCCAGCCATTCGGCCAGGCCGAGAAACCCTTCCTGCCGCGCCTGCTTTGCGGTCAGCATTTCGTAGCGGTCACCCCTCCAGCGGACGGGCAGCACGACGGTGCGAAAGGGGAGATGGCCGAAGGGGACAAGGTCAGTGGAAAGCAGCGTCTGGTAAAGAAACTCGGCTTCGACGTTACCTTCGAGGCATACATCCCGGTACTTCTCCTTGGCCGCTTCCATCGCGCGCGGATCGGTCTTCACATAAGGCCGCGCCGGATCAACCCCAAGGCCCGATGATTTCTGCACCTCGACGAACCAATACGAACGCGGCACAATCGTGGCACCTTCGGCGAACTTTTCACCATAAGGGCTGCCTTGTGTGACCGCCTTCTCTTTTTTCTCGCTAAAGTAGCTGCGCGTTCCCTTGATCGAGAGCCAGTATTGAGTGGCTTGTTCAAAAAGTTTCTGCGCCGCCTCCTCAAGGGGAACATTCTTACCAGCAAGCTCACCCGTGAGCACACGTCCTTGGAGTGGCCATTCGGTTTCTCCGGACGACTTCTCGCCGAAGGCTACGGCGGCAGGGACGTTGAAAAGTGGCCGCACGCCTTCGAGGTTCCAGACCTGCGTCAAGCGGAGGCGGGCAGCGTGGGTGCCCTGGCGCAGGGCATGGTGTTGGTCGGCTACGAAGATGCTCTTGGGGAGTACGAACCCGATCCTGCCTCCGGCCCGAAGATAGAAATCGGCGCTGCGGACAAAAAAGAGCGTGCCAAGCTCCATGTGGGTCAGAAGCTCAGGCCGTCCGGTGAGCAGCCCGTAGTGTTTGGTGATCTCCCCTTTGAGGAACTCCTGGTATTCGCCCTTTTCCACGTAACGATAAGAGAGCCACGGCGGATTTCCGATGACCACATCGAACCGCTCTCTCATCAGCAGCGGCTTGAAGACGTTTTTCAGGATGAAAGCCCAGATCGTATCCTTCCGTTCCCGAATCTTGGTCCGCAAGACGCGAAAAAGTTCATAAAGCGAAGCGCGCCAAACGGCGTTCTGGATAAGCGCAGGCTCGTTCTGGCGAAGATAATTTGCCAATTCCTGCTCGGAAGGCATTGCGTGCTTGGCAGTGGACGCGGCGTACTGCGCACAGAGCTCAATCGCCCGGTCGTAAAGCTCGCCAGTCAGGGCCAGATCCTCTGGGAACTCGGCCGCATCACCGTCGAGAGGTACGACGTATAGCGGGCTGGGAAACTCGAAATCTCCCTGCTGCGCAGCCCTCTTTTTTCGCAGCTTTTCTTGAGGCGGCCTTACGGAATCCGCCAAATAGACCGGAATACGGATGGCCTTACCCCGTTTTTCAAGCAGATCGCCAAGGCCAAGCAGATAAATTGTCTTGGCCACGATGACCGCTAAGGGGTGAATGTCGATTCCGACGACGTTCTCCTCGATGTGCTTCAAGGTCTTTGCTGAATGGCCCAAGTGCTCCCGCTTGTAGAGAATCGTTTGATAGAGAAAGGTGCCAGAGCCGCAAGCAGGATCGAGAACTGACGCCTGGGGGTTACGCCGCAGGCATTCGCGCACGATCATGGCCGCAAGCCAGTCGGGAGTGTAGTATTCGCCTAGGTCATGGCGGTCCTTGGGGTCTACGAGCTTTTCGTACAACCCCTTCATCACGTCTTCCGAAAGCTCGCGTAGGTTGTAGGTCGCCAGTTGCAGGACGAGCCGGCGGCCAAGTACCTGCGTATGAAGCCAGGCCGCATCGCGGGCTACCCAAGCAAAGAAATCCTCTTCGAGAAAGTTCTGTATGCCCCGCTGCCCAAAGTAGTGTCCGTTGAGGATACTTCTTAGCTCGGGTTCCCTGGGCGGTTCAGTCGCCCCTGTGAGCCTAATCCACACCATGATCTTGGCGAGCGTAGCCAGGTAGGTGTGCCGAAGAAAAAGTTCACGCTCAGCGACCGGACCTCCGTAGGTGATTCTCAGGTATTTTTGCCAGCTCTCGTAGAAGACCTGGGATTCCGTGTCGTCGGCAACGTGCTTCCAAACGCCGTCAAGCACGTTCATCGCATGGACGAAGGAGCCGCTGGTCGGCCCGAAATCTTTGACAATGCTATCCGTGCGCGGAGCCAGCAGACCTGTCTTGCGAACAAAATACCGGTCTAGCCAGTAGAAAGCCTCCTCAGGAGTCAGCGACTCGAAATTCGCCTTCTCGATCTCAACGAGTTGGATGTCTCCCGGCGTGGGTTGAGCCACATCGGGGTTCAGGCGGGGTGCATAGGTAACGAACTGAATTCCATCCGTGGCCATGCCAATGAATGGCCGGGCCCGCTCTTCAGCGTTGCAGTACAGCAGGGCCAAGTATTTCTTGATCTGCTCTTCAGCTTCGGGGAGTGACTTCGACAGGCTGCGCTTGAACTCGATGATCAGGTTTCCGTAGAGCGCATCCACCCTACCTCTGTTGTACAGGGCGGTCTTCGGTCCCGCCAGGGAGTGTTCCATACCGCCGAGGTAGTCCTGGAGAAACTGAGGATCGGCGTCAATGAGTAGGTCCTTGAGTAGCTGAACGAAGGCAACCCCACGAGCATATTCGGACAGATCGGGGCGCTGGCTAAGATGCCCGACGTAGGCACGAATGGCATGGGTCTTGCGCTCCAGTTGGACAGAAGGAACGCGAGTGGGCTTCTCCCAGAGCTTGCTCTTCTTAGTTCTTTGGCCTTGGTTCGTGGGCATTCCGCGCAACTACGCGGCGCGCGATCTCAAACGCTGCCGCGATTCTCAGAATTTTTACATCGCCGAGACCTTTGAACGCTAGCAGGCGTTCAAGGGGCTGATTAGCCAGTCCAGCAAGAGAGCCGAAATGATCGAGCACATCCCGCGCAATAGACTCGGCGGACCGTCCTCGCATCCCCGTAGAGATCAGGATTGCAAGCAGCTCAGCATCTTCCAAACTTTTCGGGCCAAGCTCTCGCATTTTTCCGCCAGGGTGTCTCCAGTGTTTGCCGCTGGAAAGGGGTTGCATCGCCGGGCGATTTTAGCACGGGCCGCACGAAACAGATGGGCCCGGACTTTACTACCACGCTAACCGCCTCGCGCATGTAGAATTGGCCAAGCGGGGCCAATCCTGATGGACGGAGAATAGGAGCGATTCGATGCCCGGCCAAGTCATACTTGAGGACGCAACTGTTCGGTTCGAGGGTCTAACAGTCGCCAACCCCGATGTCATTCAGTATTTCAAACAGAAACCCGAGGACCGGCGTCCCGAGGCGGCCGTTCGAGCAATTGAACTGGGTGTGTTTTGCCTCCAAAGAGCCGAGGTGGGGCAAAGCCTAGAGTTTGTTCGGCTCGAACTAGAACGGTTGATCCAAGCTTCGAGGAGCGCTGTTGATGGTCTGCCTGAAGTACTGCGATCCAAATTGACTGCACCGGATGGCCCCATGGCTCAGGTAAGCTCTACCGTCCAGTCAGTCCAAACTGCTATCAGCGGAAAACTCACCGAGGTTCAGCAGCTGTTTGAAAAGCACCTCGATCCCCGTCAGACGGAGACCACTCTAGGCAAGGCGCTTCAGGAGCTCAAGAATCTTCTGGACGCTTCTCGCGATGATTCCGTCCAAAAGCGTGTGGAGAGTATCATCGCATCCATAGCGACAACGGACGGCACACTAGCGAATGCGGTGAAGAAAGCAGTCCAGGACGTCACGGCCCCCTTGAGCACGGCTATCGCAACACTTTCGCTCGCTCTGGAAAGAGAGCGAGGCGTCCAAGAAGTGGTGGCCGCGAGTCCAGAGAAGGGATACCAATTCGAGGAGGAGTTGCTGCCCCTTCTGCGCGATTGGTCAGTAGCCGTCGGGGCGGACTTAGAATACACGGCACCTCAAAACAGGCCAGGTGACTTTGTCTTAACGCTCCGAGAAACCGGGCTTGGCCCTAGTCCGCTGCGGATTGTTGTGGAAGCAAGAGACCGTGAAAACGCCTGGGGACGAGTACGCATAAACGAACAAATGTCGGCATCCCTGTCTGAATGGAATGGCAACTATGGCATCTACGTGAGTAAGACCCAAGACGGCCTTGCACAGGAAATCGGAGAATGGAGAGAACTCGACTGTGACCGTGGGCCCGTTGTTGCCTGCATAGCTGATCATCTGCGGACGGCTCTGCGCTTCGCTCTCGTTGATACTAAGCTTAGAACTGCTGCTCAGGAGCGGAGAGAGATTGATATCGCAACTTTGTCCGCGCAGCTTGACCGGTTTCGAGACAGCCTCAACCATCTGACCCAAATCAAGCGGAAGGCGACTGAGATCAGAGAGATTCTCTCCGTGATCGACTCAGTAGCCGACCAAATGAGAGAGGGCATACAAGATACGCTCAGTAAGATCGAGGCGGCCATTCCGAGGTGAGCGTTCGATGCTGACTGGAGAGGGGCTGAGGGCGATCCGCGAGGCAGAGGTCTAACCAGGGGGCTACCAAATGTCGTCAAGGGTCTTTGCGGCCTCTAGGCGTGCCCGAGTTGTGTAGCGGAGACTTTGCAGGGCCTTGCCGCGTCCGCCTTTGACCAGTTCGATGGGGCCGATCTCGCGTGCTGGTTCAGCGAAGTTCACCACAAACTTGCCCGTGTCCTTCCACGGCTCGATGGACTGGACGGGCGCAATGTGGGTAATGGCAGAAACCGGGGCTACGCGGTAGGCAGCGATGTGCTTGATCTGCGGGCGCATTGTCCCGTGGATTCGGATGGCGTACCAGCGGTTCTCCCCGAGGAAAACCTCTTGAAAGCCTTCTTCTCGGGCCGGGACGACGACGGTATCAACTTCGGATGCGTCCACCCGGCTGACACCGGCCTTCGCGACCTGCTCCGCGGCTGCCACATCTTCCCGCAAGTCAGCTAGGAACGGCTCGAAGTGGTACAGGCGATCTCCCTGACCGTTCTCGAATCGTCCCAATTCTAAGACTTCCACACCAAACTGAAACCGCTCAGCCAGAACGCTTTCCAGCTTCTCGGGCAGCTCGTCAATTACGACCAGTGCGGCGAAAGGACCCTCGAAGACCATGTGTTCAAGCATGTGGTCGAGGTTCCGGAACCCGTGTGACGCCGCGTATTCTTCGCATTGCTTCTTTGCGTCCGGCTGAGATTGAAGGGCACTGAAAAGAGCCGTCTTCACCGCCCTGGGCTCTTCCTCGAAGGAGAGCGAGAACTGGAGTATTTGCACGGCGATATGGCGGAGCGGATCGTGGGAAGCGAGCTCGTTCTCGACAACGTACAGGCGCGGTTGGCGTCCGCTCAAGTCAATCAGGTAACCGTCCGGAATGTTGCGCAGGCCGCCCTTGGCCCCGATCTTCTTCTTTGCATCCAGATATATGCGATTGGGGCCAAACAGTTCAGCCTGGACTTCGACGATGGCCGCTTCTAGATCGGCCTCGTCTTCGTACTCAACACGACGGTAGGAGCCGCCTTTGGTCCAGATCAGACTCATACTAGCACTTTGCCCCTGTTCTCGTGTCTGCCGTCCGAAGACAACTCAATCAGCTTCTTCGAGCAGCTGCGCATTCAATGGCGCGGACGATTTGTTCAGTGTCCCAGCCCGCCACTGGCTCGCCCGCGAGCGCAGATGGGGCTTGGCCTCGCGATCCCTTGAGGCGGACACCGCAAAGACCCTTGCCAAAATTGCGACCGGTCCTGAGTTCCCAATCAACCCATTCGCTCCAAGCCGTTGCGTTGCCGATTAAGCAAACCACCACCGAGCAGCGACTAATCTTTTCACGTAGAACCTGTTTGACGTAGCCGCTCCGTTCGCTATTCACGGGCATTTGCAGGCTACCGTCATAGAAGTCCAAATCAACGTTGGGATTGTAAGCCATCAACCGGAACCCCTGAACCTGTGGTTTGTCGTCCGCGTCGAAACTGATGAAGAGGCGTCTCCGCCTTGCATGATAAGTCAGCCTGCCTTGGTATGCCGCTAGAAGCTGGGTGAGGGAGTCAAAGCCCCTTTCATCCAACAGGGTACCCAGCGTCATGTCGCTGCGAGCATGCAGGTCGATCCCGTATTGCCGCTCTATGGTTCCTACGAGGGTGTCGTCTCGTTTCGCTCGAAACATAGCCTAAGTTATCCTCCAGCCTGATGAGCTGGCCCCGTGGACTTCGCCACTTGCTCTCGTCCTGCGATCCACTTAGCGTGCTCTTGGGATATTAGTGACTCGATTCTTTCCGCAAGAAGTGCTTGTGGATCATTGACTGCGGCGTATGGCCCTGCCTTGGCAAGATACAGGAACTTCTCGTGCTTCAAGTTCTCACACGTAGAGCGGTAGATGATCCAGTTGTGGTGGTATTGGTTCAGCTGTTGCACTCCCTCTAGAACGACGACTAGCACTCCGAGCGCGCCGGTGATTACCGCCGGTGCGCTCGCACCTGCGGCGAACGGAACAAGAGCAGCACCCACGATCTCAATGCCCTTGAGCCATTTGAAAGCCCGTTGATTGGACATGCTTCTCTTGTCATACCACTCGATTTGGTCGTCGAGTCGCTGCATAGTGGCGTTGGGCGTTGACATGCTAGGCCTCGGCGATGAGCTTGCTGAGTTGCGCGGGGTCCCAGGCGTGGAATGCCAGATTCTTCTCTTTGATCAGCTTCGGCAGCACAGCTCGTTCGACACCCTTGAGTGCCATTGCGATGATAACGTTCCCCTTGCGGTTGCTCTCTTCGAGTTCCCAATCAACCCATTTGCTTGTATGAGTGTTTTCGCTTATCAAGCACACGGTCACGCTGGTGCGGTTGATCTTTTCGCGAATCTGCCGTTTGATGTACTCGGCATCTCGGCTGTCAATTGCGGCTCTTACTGACTCATCGTAAAACTCCAAGTCGTAGTCGGGATTCGCAGCGAGCAGCCGAAGGCCCTCAACTCGTTGTCTGTCTTCCGCTAGGAAGCTGAGAAATACGCGCTTCTTTCCAGCCATGCCGTCTCCTTCAATCCGCTCAGCGATTCGGGATTATAAGTCATCCAGCTTGGCCTGAGCTTGCGGATTCCCGTAGCCGCCTTCGTTCGTGGACCCAGATGATGTCAAGCATAACGGGCTTGACCGGATAGAGCGACCGCAGAAGCTCCTGCCATGCGAGATAAAGCTCTTTGTTTATGGCCGTCAGTGAGAACTCATCGCCCATTGCGCGAGCAATGGTCTTCGGCGATTGTCCCAATCGCCCAGCGATGTGCTCAATCTGGCGTCGGCGAAGTCCGCCGATGAATCTCTCGTACTCCTCTGGGAACTCCCGCTTGATAAACTCCATCAGCAGACTATCGAGCGGACAGTGGAGCAGCGGTATTAGCTTTTCGGCCAGTGGCGGCTCAGGCCGCTTTGCCCAATCCACGTACACTTTAAGAAAGACGTTCAGAGGCTTTTGGGCTTGCCCGTAAGACAGGGTTTCGTTCCTAGCCGTCTTGAAGGAAGACAGAAGTCGCTCGCAGGCTTCAGCGTGGATTCGCTCAAAGTGGTCGGGCGTCACCAAACCGTAGAACTTTGGGATCGTCTCCATCATCAGGTCAGAGAATCTCTCCACTCCCCCTCTTTCCAGCACCCGCCCAATCGCGGGGTTGTAGGCCATCATGGCCAGCGTTCGGATAATCGCTTCCCGCTCCTGACCAACGATCAAATCGAGTAGCTGTCCCTTATCCATAAGACCCTCTCTGCCAAATTTGGCCACACTCTAACACACCAATTCTGGCTGGGAACCGATGCTCAGTGACTGCTGGGCGAACTGTGCGCTATCCTAACGAAGCACTCAGGAAGGTTAGGAGGAAGCTTGATGCCAGTTACGATAACCGCGAAGAAGAATGGGCCGTATCGCGTGGAAGCGACGGACGGGGTCGACATCAAAGTGGTGGACGCGGACGGCAAAGCGTTCGATTTGCAAGGCAAGACGGCGTTCTCGCTGTGCCGTTGTGGGCACAGTGCAAACAAGCCTTTTTGCGATGGCACCCACGGCAAGATCGGCTTCCAGGCCGATGACGTAGCACCTAGATCGGAATCTGCACCTGGACCTCAGGGAGAAACTCCCTGACCGGTGTCCACGCCCGAAGTCTTCCGATTCTGGGGAAGATCAAGTCTCCAGCTGGTCGGTATTGTTTAGAATGTGTACGTCGAGGTTTGCAAAGTAAGGCGCAAGGAAGTTCTTCAGCGATTCTCGGACTGCGTTGCGCATCTCGTCGGCAACCAGCCAAGTATCACTCGGCACTCTCCATCGCAATAGAAGCAGCCGTCTTGCGTCACCGTCTAGGTGAGAAGCATAAAGCTGGCGCAGACCCTTTGAGGTTTGGTCGAGCACCTTAACTAAGAACGTTTTGGCCCTTTTTTCCCTGACATCATCCAAAGCCCCTCCCGTCCCATAGGAGAGCATCACGGGTTCCCCATCTTCGACCTTAATCTGGATCTCCAGCCCGCCGGGGATAGTCACTTTGAATTCGGAAGGCCGCTTCCTATCTGGTAGTGAATCCACGAGTTCCTTCACGGCCTTGACCTGTTCCTGGTCAAGGTCAGGTTCGATCTGTGAGCGAAAGTCTATTGACGCAGTGAAGCGGAACCTTTCAGGCTCCTCGATTTGTTTGCGATGCCATATGCTGAAAGCTGCCGTGGTCGGTGAGTTGGGTTCGCGCAGATTCTTGACCTCCACAAAGTACGCGACGTTATCCTTGTCGATTGCCCGCAGGTCTGGCATGGCTGAATCGCGGGCCAATAGGAACTCGAACTCCTTAAACCCACACTTCGCTAGGTAGATGACCGATACAAGCTCTGCCAAAAAATCCTCTATTCTGTTATCGAAGTCGGCGGCTTCGGGATTGAGTTCTTGAGTCAGCTTTCCGCGCAAGTCATCCGGGTTTTTGGCCAGGCCTCGAACTGCTTTTATGACCGATGCCAGCGGGCCACCTCTCCCTCTGGCTATCACCTGGATTGCTGGATTTTCCAAATAGTTTACGTACTGCATACGGATACGGAGAGCATCTCCCAATAGCCATTGAGCATCGGCGTTTTCTGCCTTTGCGAGCCACTCGCCTACGGCTTGGATAGCTTGAGCACTCATCGCGTCTCTCCTTGTGCACCCAGAAGTATGCCTTAACCCCTGATGCGAAGGCACTGAAAGATGTTCACTTTAGCAAGACAATTGCATTAGGTACACCTAGAGGATTACCTTCTCTCCTTCGCTGGCGCTTTGAAAGGCAAAGAATGCTCAAGCGTGAAGGGCAGCGGGTCCTTTCAGCACCCCTGACTTCGCGGGTGACGGCGGGCGCGGCCTCACGCCAGTGTAAGCCGGAAAAATTTGTCATTTCGTTTCGCTTGGAGCGAGCAGCGAAATGGGCATTTTGACCAGTCCTGATGCGAGTTTTGAGCACTTTCGGCCTGCGCGGAGACCCCGCCAGAAAGCGAAATGGGGTGTCCGGTGAAGGTGCAGTGGGTCGGAATCGAGAAACTGAAGCCCTACTGGCCCAACCCGCGCAGGCGCAGCGAAGACTCGATTCGCAAGATCGCGGACTCCATCGCGGCGTTCGGCTGGCAGCAGCCCATCGTGGTGGACCGAGAGTTCGTGGTCATCATCGGCCACGGGCGGCTGGAGGCGGCGAAGCTGCTGGAAGCAAAGCAGGTGCCTGTCGTGGTCGCGGGGAACCTTTCGCCGGAGAAAGTGAAGGCGCTGCGCCTGGCCGACAACCGCACAAACCGCGACAGCGATTGGGACATCGGCCTGCTGGCTCAGGAGATCGAGGAGCTGCGCGGCCTGGACGTGCAGCTGATCGGGCAGGCGGGCTTCACCGAGGACGACCTGAAGCGCATCGCCGACGATCTGGACGAATCGGCGCTTGAAAAGATCGCGGGCGCTGAGGCTGGCGAGGACGATGAGCCTCTTGAAGCCGGCCAGGCTGACGGCGCGCCGGCTGATGGAAGCCAGGGCGATGGGAACCCGCTGGTGACGTTCAGCGAGGTGCTGTCGTTCGAGCAGCGCAACGTGGTGAACGCGGCCATTCAGCTGGCGAAACAGCGGGAACGGTTCGAGCGGCGCGGCGACGCGCTGTTCCACATCTGCGAACTCTACCTGGAGGAACACGATGAGAAGTTTTAGCCACTTCGACTGGCAGCACGGAAAGATCGCCGACCTAGACCGGCAGTTTCCCAGCTACTTGAGCGCCTTTGTGCCCGACCAGGCGCTGGTGGCCGAAGACGACGCGGGCACGCACTTCGGTTATGTACACGAAGGCCAGCCGATCCTGCTCGTGGACGGCCGCGTCTTCCACCTGCATCCCGGCATGTACTTCAGCGTGCCGGGCGCTTTCCGCATGATTGGCGGCGGCAGGGGCATCGTCGTGACGCGCGAAAACTGGCAGGGCTTCTTCCACATCGGCGGGCCTACCGAACATACCGGACGGCTGAAGTACATTGACGGCTGCACGGACAGCCTGCTGATTCCGCCCGTGCGCCTGGGCGATCCGTGCCTCAACCTGCTGTATTTCCCCGCCGGAATTGACCAGACGCAGCACACGCATCCCAGCGACCGCATTGGGATGATCTTGAGCGGGCGCGGTCAGTGCATTACGCCGGACGGTACGGTTGACCTGGTGCCCGGCATGATCTTCTGCATCCACACGGGCGGGCTGCACAGCTTCCGCACGCCTTGCGGCGAAGACATGCGCGTGCTGGCCTATCACCCGGATAGCGACTTCGGCCCGACCGACGAGAAGCACCCGATGATCAACCGCACCATCGTCAACGGCGTGAGCGCGTCCGAGATCGAAGAAATCCGCACCAGGTAGCCGAGGGCGCGCGTGGCCAAGACGCGAATCTACAAAAAGCAGCTGGTCGAGGAAGACGTGTACGCGGCGGCGCTGCGTCGCATCCGCGAATGCTACGAGCGCTTTGATACCGTCGTGGTCAGCTTCAGCGGCGGCAAGGACTCGACCGTCTGTCTCAACCTGGCCTTGCAGGTCGCGGGCGAACGGGGCCGCACGCCGCTCGATGTGTACTTCTGGGACGAGGAAGCGATTCACCCGGAAACCATCGAGTACGTTGCGCGCGTGGCCCAGCGCCCGGATGTGCGCCTGAAGTGGCTTTGCATTCCTGTGCGCCACAGAAACGCTTGCAGCCGCAAACAACCCTACTGGTATTGCTGGGACCCGGCAGAGAAACACCTCTGGGTGCGCCCGATGCCGGAAGGCGCAATCACCGAATTGCCCGGCTTCCAGTGGGGCATGGGCATCCCGGAGCTGGCCCATTTGGTCTATGGGAAAGAACACGGCACCGTGGCTGACATTCGCGGCATCCGCGCCGACGAATCGCTGCGCCGATACCGCAGCGTGGCCATGAAGCTGCGCGACAACTGGATCGGCAACCCGCGCGAAGGCTACAGCTACCCCGCCAGCCCGATCTATGACTGGACGACGTTCGACGTGTGGGTTGCGCCCAAGCGGTTCGGCTGGGACTACAACCGCGCCTACGATCTGATGCAGAAAGCCGGGATGCCGCTGAGCGACCAGCGCGTCTGCCCGCCTTACGGCGAAGAGCCGCTGAGCGGGCTCTGGATTTACGCGCAGTGCTGGCCCGACCTCTGGCACAAGATGATCAATCGCGTGCATGGAGCGGCTACGGCGGGCCGCTACGCGAACACCGAGCTCTACGGTTACGGGAAGATCGAAAAGCCGCCTGGCCTGACGTGGCGCGAGTGGACGTACCGGCTGCTTGATCTCTACCCAGCAGACCTGAAGGCGGCCATCGCCAAAAATCTGGTGATGTTACTGCGCGAGCACAAGACCAAAACCAGCAGGCCTGTCCCTGAGGAACAGCCCGATCTGCTCACTGGCCTCAGCTGGAAGTTCCTGGCGATGGTGGTCAATCGCGGCGACCTGAAGGGCCGCCGCAGCCGCACAATGAACAGCCACGCGACGCAGGCGCGGAAGAAGGCCGGCGTCAGCATCGCCGACGTAACCGAGCTTGACCTGGGCACGAGGTACTGAGCCGATGACAGAGAACGCGAAAGGCGAGAGGATCGTAGCAGGCGCGCCGCGCCCCGATTCATCGGGGCCACGCGATCTGGCCAGCGAACCGGTGAGCCGCGTCGAGTGGGTGCATCGCGACCTGCTGAAGCCGAACCACTACAACCCGAACCGGGTCGCCCCGCCCGAGTTGGAGTTGCTCATCGTCAGCATTCTCGAAGATGGCTTCACGCAGCCCATCGTCGTGCTGCCTGACTACACCATCGTAGACGGCTTCCACCGCTACCTGGTCAGCGGCGACCTGCGCCTGATGCAGCTCTACGGCGGGATGGTGCCCGTGGTCAAAGTCGCACTTGACCCGGTGCATCGCATGATGAGCACGATTCGCCACAACCGCGCGCGCGGCACGCACGCCGTCCTGCCGATGGCTGAGATCGTGCGCACGATGGTCGCTGAGGGGGTCGAGAAGGCCGACATCATGCAGCGGCTGGTGATGGAAGATGAAGAAGTCGAGCGGCTGGAGGATCGCGCCGGGATGCCTGAGCAGGTGGGCCGCGAGCGCACAGACTTCGGTAAATCCTGGGTGCCCCAGGGGTGAGGCAGCATGGCGCTGGTGGGAGTCGAAAAGGTTGCGCGTGCGCTCAACATCGGCGTGCGCCGCGTGCAGCAGTTGGTCGCCGATGGGATGCCGCGCCCGGAGAAGGGGAAGTACGACGTCGGGCTCTGTCTGATGTGGTACGTCCGCTACCTGCAAAAGGCCCTGGAGCGCCGGGAGATTCCGCAGGACGCCATCGGCGCGTCGCTGCGCCAGGAGCGGCAGCGGCTCGTCAAGGCCCAGGCGGACCGGGAGGAGCTGGAACTCGGCGCGCGTCGCGGCGAGTTGATCCCGGCGGCCGTCTATGAGCAGGAGGTGGGCGAGATCTTCACGGTGTTGCGCCAGCGGCTGCTCACGCTGCCCGCGCGGCTCGCGCCACATCTCGAAGGCGAGAATCGCACGGTCGTCAAAACGCGGCTCGATAAAGCGATACGCGAGGCCCTGACCGCTTTGGCCAATGAGTTTGCCAATGGAACCGCTGACCACCCCGGAACCGCTGGCCCGGATTCGGAGCGCAAGGGGCCGCCTGGCGCGGCAACTGCTGGCTCCGCCGCCGACGCTGAAGGTCAGCGAGTGGGCCGAGCGAAACCGTATCCTTCCTAAAGGCACCAGCGCCCGCCCTGGGCAGTGGGTTACCGAATCCTTCCAGCGCGAGATGATGGACGCCATACTCAATCCTGAGGTGCGCGAGATCGTCTGCATGAAAAGCACGCAGGTGGGCTGGAGCGATGGCGTGCTCAACAACATCGTGGGCTACTTCATTGACGCCGACCCGAAGCCCATCATGCTGGTGCAGCCCACCGACCACACAGCCAAAGAGTACAGCCGCAAGCGCATCGCGCCGATGATTGCCGCGTGCCCGGCGCTGAAGGCTAAGGTGCGCGAAGCCACGTCACGGCGGCCCGGAAACTCCATGCTGCTCAAGGAATTCGACGGCGGCTTCCTGAAGATCACCGGGGCGAACGCGGGCGCAGGCCTGCGCTCCGACCCTATCGCCATCCTGCTGCTCGATGAAGTGGACGGCTACCCGGACGACGTGGACGGCGAGGGCGATCCGGTGGAGATTGCCACGCGGCGCACCGACACGTTCGACGACGCGAAGATCCTCAAGGGCAGCACGCCCGGCAGGCCGAGGGGCCTCTCCCGCATCGAGGCCGACTACGAGCGCAGCAATCAGATGCGCTACTTCGTCCCCTGCCCGTTTTGCGGGCACATGCAGGTGCTCTGCTGGCGCGATGAAAATGGCGTGCATCGGCTGGTGTGGGATAAGGACGCGAACGGGAATCCGATCCCGGAGACGGTGCGCTATCTCTGCGCCGACCCCAGGTGCGGCAGGGGCATAGATGAGAAGTTCAAGCAGCGGATGCTCGCGGGCGGAGAATGGAGAGCCAAGTTTCCAGAGCGCACGAAAGTAGTGGGCTTCCACATCAACGCGCTTTACAGCCCGTGGCGCCTCAACTGGCACGAGCTCGCCCAGGAGTGGACCGAGGCCCAGGACAACCCCGAGAAGCTGAAGGCGTTTGTGAACCTGCGCCTGGGCGAGACGTGGGATGAAGGCGGCGAGAGTTTCGGGGCGCACGTCCTGGCCGCGCGCCGCGAGAAGTATCCCGCGCCCGTGCCGGAAGGTGTCTGCGTGCTGGTCGCGGCGGCGGACGTGCAGCACAACCGGATCGAGGCGCAGATCGTGGGCTTCGGGCCGGGCGAAGAATCCTGGCTGATCGCCCATGAAGTCTTTTGGGGCAATCCCGGCGTCGAGGTTGACCCGGAGACGGCTGTCAACGTGTGGGAGCAGCTAGACCAGTTTCTGTTGAAGCAGTGGCCGCATCCCAAGGGAGCCACTCTGACGCCGGCGATTGTGCTGGTGGACGCCGGCGCGCACGCCGACAGCGTGTACGACTACGTTCTGCCGCGCCAGCACACCCGCCGCCGCATCTTTGCCTGCAAGGGCGTGGACTACCTGAGTAAACCGGGGCTCGTTCAGGAGGGCTCGACCAAACGCAGCAACATCCGTCTCTTCGCCGTCGCGACCTACGCCGCGAAAGATCGCGTCTTCGCCCGGATGAAGATTCCACGCCCCGGCTCCGGCTACATGCACCTTCCCGATTGGGTGACAGACGAATATCTGGAGCAGCTGACCGGCGAGAAGAAGATCACGGTGCGCGACAAGCGCACCCGCACTAAGAAGGTGCTCTACGTCAAGACGTACAATCGCAACGAGGCGCTGGACCTGACTGTGTACTGCCATGCGGGACTCTTTGCCTTGCAACACTCCATCGCCCCTGCCATCTACCGCGACTTGGGCAAGCTCGCCGAAGCCGTGCGGCAGGGGCGGACTCCAGAAACGTGGGTTGCAAAAGTGCGTCGCGTCCGCACCCAAGGTGCGTTCTAGCACATACGGAAGAGGCCGGCGACAAACGCATAAATCAGAATGCCTGCACCAACCAGACCGGTCAGAGCGCTCAGTGGAAAAACGAACTTCCAGACCGACAGCAAGGGCTTGGTGAGCTTTGACGCCCGGTTGCGGTACGCCTGCAGAGCAGCAGGCACGTCTGCATCGGGCTTGTTCACAGCGTTCGCGAATTCAATCGAAAGATAGGACGCAATCATGGTCTGAATAATCTCGAACACGATGTACAGAACAAGGGACACGGTGACTAGCAAAGCGGAGCTTATCAATAGTTTGGGTGAAAGATGCGACTTGGTTCCTGACCAAGCGGCAAAGAAACCGCCATAACCCAGGCCCATGATAATCTTGGTGTACGTAGAGGCCTTCTCGTACATCGCAGATTGAAAATCGGTCAGTTCCTTCAGGGTACTCCTGTTAATAGGTCCGGAATTTGTCGGCGGCATGGTTACCTCCAGTCCCAAGCACGTCTCCTTGCGCTACTGGGTGATCCGCTACGAAGTAGAGCCCGAATGTGTACTGACCGACTCGCCGCCAAGGAAGTGAGCGCGATCTACTTGCCGTGAGTGTGTGGCTGGCTGGAACTTGGGAAGATGTTTGTCAAAAAGGGCGAGAAGCTCGCTTATCTCGCTCATCATCTCAGCTGGAAACCACGCCTTGGGAGATACTCTGTAAGTCGTGCAGTGCTGTAGATATCTCGAAATAGTATCGTCTCTTCTGTCTGAGTCTTCGTATTTCTCCCACAATTTGTTCCCGAGCGCCCGCATCTTTTCCAGAACCTCTTTGGCAGGACCATCCGGAACACCGGCTTGAGCCGACCATATCGCCTCGGGCCGTTGGATGGTCAAATCTGTGTCGCGCGCACGTGATTTCCCAAAGAACTCCAAAAGGTTTCTGTAATGCAGCAAGAACGACTCTAGGTACGCCCACACATCTGCCTCCCTAGCTCCTTCAGGAGGCTGTACGATCCGCGAATATGCAAAACGGAGCATGTCGATCTCATAAAGAACTGTCTGGAAGTGTTCTGCCTCATCAATTCTGGAAATCGACCAGTTTCCCCCAGGGCGCCTCATGGTCTGCATTTGACACCTCCGAGATGGCGGCATTCTACATCAGGGTCAACCAAGTCGCGCTACGCACCAGAGAAACCGGATTCGCCGCCCTCTTCTGACGCGTCTCGTTAACCAAGACAATTGACGTACACCTTTAGGTGTCCCCATACTGCGTCGCATCATGGCCGGACTGACGCTCGCGCAAGCCGAGCAGCACCTGACTGAGTGGCTGTCCGCGGATTCGGCGGTTGCCAAGGGGCAGGCGTACTCGCTCGGCGGGCGCGCGCTCACTCGCGCGGACGCTCGCGAGATCCGCGAAAACATCCGCTACTGGCAGCAGATGGTGAAGCAGCTTGCACGGGGCGGCGTAAGGGCGCGCGGGGCGGTGGTGCCGCACGAATGAGCGCTCTGGCACAACCGAACTGGCTTGACCGCGCTGTGAGTTTCTTCTCGCCTGTGCGCGGGGCGCGCCGGATGCACGCGCGGATGGTCATGGCCATTGCCGGTAGTTGGACGGGTGCCAGCTACACGCGCCGGTCGCTCAGGGACTGGTTCGTTACGCCCGCGAGCGCCGACGAGGACACGCTGTTTGATCTCGATACGCTGCGCGCGCGAAGCCGCGACATGGTGCGCAACGCGCCGCTGGCCACGGGCGCCGTCAACACCGTGGTCATGAACGTGGTGGGCACGGGCCTGAGCCTTCTTCCCCGTCCCGATTGGGAAGCCCTTGGAATGACCGAGGAGCAAGCCGACGAGTGGACGGCCCAAGTAGAGCGCGAGTTCCGCGTGTGGGCCGAGTCCGCGGAGTGCGACGTGACCCGCACGCAGAATTTCTACGGCCTGCAAAGCCTGGTCTTCCGCTCCGCACTCGAAAGTGGCGACGCCTTCGTGCTGCTACCGATGATCGAGAGCCGCACGAATCCCTACGCGCTGCGCGTGCAGGTGGTGGAAGCCGACCGCGTGGAAACGCCCACGGGCAAGAAGGAAAACGCGGGCAACAAGATCGTCGCCGGCGTCGAGATGGACGCGAACGGCGCGCCCTTGGCCTACCACATCCTGCGCCATCATCCCGGCAGCCCGGAAGGAATCAAGCAGGAGTTTACCCGCGTGCCCGCCTTTGGCGCGCGAACGGGCCGCCGCAACGTCCTGCACATCTTCGAGCGCACGCGGCCCGGACAGACGCGCGGCGTGCCTTACCTTGCCCCGGTGATCGAGCCGCTGAAGCAGCTGGACAAATACACCGAGTCGGAACTGATGGCCGCCGTCGTGGCATCGCTGCTGACTGTGTTCGTCAAATCCGAATCGGGCGACGGCTTTGCGCCCCCCGTGGGCGACTCCGCAGTGGCAGCGGGCAACGCAGAGATCCGCTTGGGCACGGGCACCATCGTGGACCTGGCTCCCGGCGAAGACATCGCGACGGTCAGCCCGAACCGTCCGAACACGGCATTCGACCCGTTTGTGCAGTCGGTCCTGCGGCAGATCGGCGTCGCGCTGGGCCTGCCGTTCGAGGTGCTGATCAAGCACTTCACCGCGAGTTACAGCGCGGCACGCGCGGCGCTGATGGAGGCCTGGAAATTCTTCCGCCTGCGCCGGGAGTTTCTGGCGCAGACGTTCTGCGCGCCGGTGTACGAGGCGTGGATGGAAGAAGCCGTGGCGCTGGGTCGCATCGTCGCTCCGGGTTTCTTCGATGATCCAGCACGCCGCATCGCCTACCTGCAAGCGGACTGGATCGGGGACGCGCCCGCGCAGATTGACCCCACGAAGGAAGTGGACGCGGCGGCGAAGCGCCTGGAGATCGGCGTCAGCACGCTGGCCGAAGAGACGATGCAGCTCACCGGCGGCGTGTGGAAGGACAAGCACCGCGAGCAGGTGAAAGAGCGCCGGATGCGCGAGCGCGACGGCCTGGTCGTGGTCAAGCTGCCCGGCCCTGCGGCTTCGGCGCAGCCAGAGCGCGACACGGACCGTGAGACAGAGGAGCGTGAAGATGCGGCTGCTTGACGTGCTGAACGCGCCCTGGGCCATCGTGCCGGAGAAGCTGCTGGAGATCCGCGAAATCTACTTCACGCATCTCCGGGGCGAAAAGATTGACCTGCGCAGCATTGAGGCGCGCCTGGGCCAGCCGCTGAACAACGAACACCAAGGCTACGAGGTGGTGGATGGCGTAGCGGTCCTGCCCATAGAGGGCGTCATCGCCAAGCGGATGAATCTATTCACGCGCGTGAGCGGCGGCGTCAGCACGCAACTCCTGGAGCGCGACTTCAAGGCCGCGCTTTCCGACGACCGCGCGCACTCGATCCTGCTCAGCGTGGACAGCCCGGGCGGGAACGTGGACGGCGTGTTTGAACTGGCCCGAGCGATCTGCGATGCACGCGGCAGGAAGCCGGTCGTGGCCCTGGGGAACGGAATGATGGCCAGCGCATCGTACTGGATCGCCAGCGCCGCTGACCGCGTGCTGATCACCGGCGAAACGACGCAGGTGGGCAGCATCGGCGTCGTGGCCACGCACACCGACATCAGCAAGGCCGAGGAGATGCGCGGCGTGAAGACGACGGAGATCACCGCCGGGAAGTACAAGCGGATTGCCAGCGAACACAGGCCGCTGAGCGACGAAGCGCGCGCCGCGATTCAGGAGCAGGTGGACCACGTGTACAGCGTGTTCGTGAACGAAGTGGCGCGGCATCGCGGCACGGACGTAGAGACGGTGCTCGACAAGATGGCCGATGGGCGGATTTTCCTGGGCAGCAAGGCAATTGACGCCGGCCTGGTAGACGGTGTCTCGACCAAAGCCGATCTGATCCGCCAGCTGAACCAGGAGCATGAGCAAAGAACCCATGAAAGAGCGCGGGCGGTTGCCCGGCAAATCCTGAATGAGAGGAGAAACGCATGGAAAGCGAAGCGTTGACCGCTGAGTTTCGGGCCGAGCTCAAGAGCGAGATCGAGGCCCTGGAGCAGGCGGCCTATGAACGTGGCAAGGCCGATGGCTCGACAGCCGAGCGCGAGCGAATCAAGTCCGTGGAGGCCCAGGCGGTGCCCGGACATGAGGCCCTGATTGCCGAGTTGAAGTTCGACGGAAAAACCACAGGGCCGGAGGCAGCGGTGAAGGTCTTGGCCGCTGAGAAGGAGAAGCGCGCGAAGACTCTGGCTGACCTGAGGGCCGATGCGCCCGCGCCCGTGCCGCACGCCGAGGCACCGGCTCCCGCTGATGCCCCGGAGGAACAGCAAGCGGCGGCAACCGTGGAGCAGGCCCGCAAGGCCGGCCTGGTTCGCTAGCGAGCTATACGAGAGAGGAGAACGCAATGAACCTGCAACCGAAATTCACCACGGAAAGCTACACGCCCGACCGCCTGCACGCGGGCGATTTCCCCATCCGCACGCTCGACGTGACCATCGCGTCGGGGCAGAACCTCGTGCGCGGGGCGCTGCTCGGCAAGATCACTGCGTCGGGCAAGTACGTGCTCAGCCTGGCTGCTGCCATCGACGGCTCGCAGACTCCCGTGGCCATCCTTGCCGAGGACGTGGACGCTACGGGAGGAGACAAAAGCGGAATCGTCTACATCAGCGGCGATTTCAGCGAGACCGCGATCACCTACGGCACCGGGCACACCGCCGACAGCGTGCGCGCGGGGCTTCGCGATCTCAACATCTACCTGCACAAGCCGGTGAGCACCTAAGGAGGAGCGAACGTGAACATCTACACCACAGCATTTCTGAACGGCGTCGTGGATTCGCTGCTGCGCCCGCCGTCGTTCCTGCTCGATATGTTCTTCCCGAACGTGGTCACCTCCGAGCAGGAGGAGATCAAGTTCGACGTGGCCGACGGCAAACGCCGCATCGCTCCGTTCGTCCATCCGCTCAAGGAAGGCAAGGTGGTCGAGAGCCTAGGCTACAAGACCAACACCTTCACGCCCGCCTATATCAAGGACAAGCGCGTGTTCGATCCCTCGAAGGCACTCAAGCGCCGCGCGGGTGAGCGCATCGGCGGCGACCTCTCCAACATGGATCGCGCCCGCGCGAACCTGACCGTGGCGCTCGAAGACCAGCTGGGGATGCTCACGCGGCGGCTGGAAGTCATGGCCGCCGAAGTGCTGCGGACGGGCAAGGCCACGATTACGGGCGAAGGCTTTCCCGGCGTCGTCGTGGACTTTGGTCGTGCCGTCGGCCAAACGCTCACACTGGGCGCTGGCAGCAAGTGGGGTGACGCCGGCGTGAAGCCGCTCAATAACCTCGAAGACTGGGCGCTCACGGTCGCGCAGGCCAGCGGCGCTACGGTTACCGACGTTTTGTTCACGGTCGGGGCCTGGCGGAAATTCCGCGAGAACGCGGACGCCCAGAACGCCATTGACACACAGCTGGGCCAGCTTGCCAATTTCCAGATTCCCATCGCCAGCGTCGAGGGGCTGGAGTTCAAGGGCACCATCGGCGGCAAGCGCCTGTGGGTTTACACCGGCTGGTATGTGGACCCGCAGACCGGTACTGAAGTCGCGATCATTCAGGATGGCTGGGTGATCCTGGTCGCGCAAAACGGACTGCTCGGCACGCGACACTTCGGGGCCATCCGCGATGAGCAGGCCGGCTTCCAGGCGCGCGAGTTCTTCAGCAAGTCCTGGTTCGTCGAAGACCCGCCGGTGCGGTTCCTGATGATGCAGTCCGCGCCGCTCATCGTGCCGTACCGCCCCAATGCTTCGATGGCCGTGCAGGTCATCTAAGGCGCAACCGACACTTGAAGGAGGAGCACTGATGGCAGGAGAGAAGCTGTACCGGGCGAACTGGGTGCTCGAAGGGCACAAGGGCAAGACAGTGCTGCCCGGCGAAACCATCCGGCTGCGCCCGGAAGAAGCCGAGCCTTACCTGGGCGGCGTCTTGTCTCCGGTCGAAGACGAAGAAGAACAGGAAGCCGGAGGCAAGGACAAGAACCAGAGCAGGCAGTGAGGGGGGATGGCATATTTCGGCGACGCTGACGTAGACACGATGCTGGCCGATTGGGGCCACAGCATCACCATCGGCGGCGTCACCAAGCCGTGCCTGTTCGACGAGCGCGACGAGATCGCCTTGGAGCAAGACGGCGGCGCGGGCCAGATCATGCGCGTGGCCGTGGCTACGATCAAAACCAGTGACTTCCCGAACGTGGCGAACGACGACGCCTGCATCGTGGACGGCGTGAGCTACACCGTCTGGCGCAGGTTGCGCCAAGGCGACGGCGCAATCACGGAGCTTCTTTTGAGGAAGGTGTAGGCGTGGCTGATTCCTACACGGAACGGGTACTTCAGGCGGTTGTGGCGGCGCTCGACGGCGCGGGCAAGCCAGCGGGCGTGACGGTGAATCGGTCGCGACGGCAGTCCGTCGAGAAATCGCAGCTGCCCATGATCAGCGTGTACCCGATCCGCGAAGAAGTCACCCGCGCAACCGACCAACGGCGCAGTCCGCTGGTCGAGCGCAGGCTGCGCGTCGAGGTGAAATGCCGCGTCGTGGGCGACGACCAGGACAACGACGCGCTGCGCAAGTGGGCCGTGCAGTCGCTCATGACCGATCAGAGCTTGGGCGGGCTGGCGCTGGAGATCGTCGAGGAATCCACGGACTGGGACGCGGACGACGCAACCGACGCGGATTACAGCGTGGCCGCCGTGGACTTCGTCGTGCGCTACAGCACCAGCCGGTTCAACCTGGAGAACAAGTCGTGACGCTGACCGAAAAACTGCTGGCCGTCGCCGTCGGCGTCCTCCTGCTGCTGGGCGCGGTCTTTGCGTACTTGTACGTCCAGCAGGTGAAGCTAACAGCAGAGGCCGAGACCTACGCCCAAGCTAAAGATCAGGTGATCGCGGCGAAACAGAGGCTGATTGACGAGGCCCAGCGGCGGATCGAGCGGCGCGAGAAGCAGTGGCAGCGCGAGCGGGCGGCCTGGGAGCGGGAGAAGCGCGAAATCAAGACTCAAGCCCAAGCCGTTCGAGTAATCGAGAGATACGTGCCCCAGGCAGAAGGCGCCGTTGCCGAACTGAAGCGCGAGGAGTTGACGCCTGCGGTGGCCGAGCAACTGCCGGATGCGCCCAAGTACAGCGTCATGTCCGAGCAGACGACGGTCGAGATTGCGCGCGAGCTTGTGCAGTGCCGCCAGGACCAGGCCGCGCTGGGCAAGTGCGAGCAGGACACTGCCGATCTGCGTGCACAGATTCAGGCGGCTGAGCAGAAGGCCAAGGCCGCCGAAGAAAAGGCCGCGCGGTGGGAGAAGGCCGCCAAGGGCGGCGGCAAGGTGAAGCGGTTCTTCAGCACGCTGGGCAAAGTGGGCTTGGGCATCGCCATCGGCGTGGCGCTGTCGCGGTAGGACAAATCTCTTGGAGGTAAGTGCAAATGCCTACACCGGATGCAGGAAATCTTTCGCTCGGCGCGGGCGAGGTGCTGTTTGACCGCTTCGACGCGAACGGCAACCCAACGGGCTACCGTCATCTGGGCAACGTCGAATCGCTGGCCATCACGACCACCGTGGAGACCGTCCAGAAGAAATCTTCGATGGACGGCGCGCGCGGCATCTACAAAGAGGCCGTGATCGGCAGCGAAGCCGAAGTCTCGATGGTGCTCAGCGAGTATGACCCGGAGAACCTGGCTCTGGCGCTGATGGGCGACACGGCCACGTTCTCTCAGGCGTCGTCCAGCTCATCCACGGGCCGCCAGATCAACGGCGGCTCGGCGCTCAAATTCGACCGCTGGTACTACTTGGGCTTCAAGCAGGTGACCGTCACTGCCGTGAAGCAGGGCGTGACCACGGGCGTGCTGGGCACGGACTACGAGCTCAACACCGAGCTTGGGCTCGTCAAGATCAAGTCGGGCGGCGCGTTCACCGAGGCCGTGACCACGTGGGACGGCAGCGCCGCAGCCGTCACGAGCACGCAAGTGCGCGGACTCTCGGTCGGCAAGGTCGAAGGTCGGTTGAAGTACTTCAGCGCTACGAACCAGGCTTCCGGCCCACGCTGGGAAGTGGACATCCACAAGCTCACGCTCAATCCGGATGGCGAGTTGCAGTTCATCTCCGAGGAGTTTGGCACGTTCACCCTGCGCGGCAAGGCGCAGAAGGACACGGCGAAGCCTGCGGGCGAGCAGTTCTTCGTGGCGCGGAAGTTGTAAACGGGCGATCCGCAACCTGGACGCCGGGGGAGCGGTAGAGCCGCTTCCCTTTTCACAGGAGGGGATGGATGGACTACCTGCAGATCGGCGGGCAGAACTGGCGCGCGGTGAAGCGCAGCACCATCGAGCACGACTTCTGGCTGATGAAACACATCCGCGAGGCCGGCCTGGACGCTGTGCGCTTGCGACCCGGCGAGAAGCCGGAGGAGTTCGCCGTGCGGCTGCTGCATGAAGTGATTGGCAGCGGCAGAGCTTTCACGCTTCTGGGCGGAATGCTGCTGCCGGACGGCGTGCCCGATGAGCACTGGTCGCCCGAGCGCGCTGAGCAGACAGCCGCCATTATGCGCTCCCTGTCAGCCGATGAGGACAAGGCCGCTGTCACGAGTGCCATCATCTCGCTGCTCACAGGTTTTTTAGAGGCCGGGCTGCGCTCCTACGCCAATTCCGTCACTGTTTCGACAGCGGGAAGCCAGCCCCAGCCCGAGCAGCCGCAGCCGCCCGCGTTCGTGCCCGTGCCGCCCTACTGAATGACTACGGCGAATGGGGCCAGCTGGTGCGCGAGCTGGCGGGCTATGACGTGTCCCGCTACGCCGAGATCACGCGCTGGCCGCTGGCCGAAGCCCTGGCCGCCTACGAGAACAAGCTGCGCGAGGACGCGCGCCGCGACTACCACGTCGAGTATCTGGCGTGGGCGGTTCTGGCCGCCACTGGCGCGACGAAACGCAAGAGGACCCCGGAGTTACCGGCAATCCTGAAGGAGTAGTCGATGGCTCAAGCGCCCGATGTACGGGTAAGGCTCAGCGCCGAAGGCGTGCAGGAAGTCGTCAACGCCTTCAAGCGGATTCAGGTGGAAGCCGAGAAGTCCGGCAGAGGTGCCGGGCGCGCCCTGAATTTCCTGACCGGCCAGGCTGCCGCCCTGGGCCGATTGCTGCCCACGCTGAGCTTTGCCGCCGTCGCTGCTGGCGCGACGGTGCTCACCAAGCGCGCTCTGGAAAATGCCGACGCGCTGGGAAAACTCGAACAGAAAACCGGCCTCACCGTAAAAACTCTCAGCACGCTCTCCTTCGCGGCCCGAACCGCCGATCTCGACCAGGAGCAGCTTCGCGCGACGCTCGTCAAGTTCACGAAGGTGACCGATGACTACGACCAGGGCCTGCGCAGCGCCCGCGATGCTGTCGAGCAATTGTTCGGCACGAGCAAAGCGCTCGAAGGGCTCGACCAGGACACGCGCTTTCTCAAGGTCGTGGACGCATTGGCCAAGCTGGAGCCCGGCGCAAAGCGCACCGGCCTGGCGATGGAGTTCTTCGGCAAGCAGGGCGCTGAGCTCCTGCCGCTGATTGACGATCTGGCCGATGGCGGGTTTGAAAAGCTGCGCCTCAAGGCCGAGAAGCTGGGCCTGGTCGTGAACCGCGAGTTGGTCGACGCCGCACAACGCGCGAACGATGCCATGACGGACTTGCAGAGTTCCGCTGAGGGGATCGCCACGCAATTCACGGCGGGCTTCGCTCCTGCCCTGGCAGACGTAGCTGATTCGCTGGTGGAAGCGGCCAGCGGAGACGCCGTCAACGCCTTCCGCACGCTAGGTGACTTCGCGGGCAAGGTGCTGAAAAGCATCATCGTACTGCTGACGGCCGTAGGCGCTGGCTTGGTGAAGATCGTGGGCCGCACGACTGCGCTGATCGTGCATGGCGGCAGGCTGGTTGGCAACGTCCTGCAAGGCAATATCCGGCAGGGCTGGGAAGACTTCAAGAACGGCATCGTCACGGACGCCGACGACCTGGACAGGAAGATCGAAGAACGCGTCACGCGGATCTTCCAGGCGCTCGACGGCCAGAACCGCGAGCAATCCGCCCAGCGGCGGCGCATTCGCAAGCGGGAAACCAGCGCCAACCTGCAAGACTGCGAGCGCAACGCAAAAGCCGAGCGCGCCTTACAGGAACAACTGCTGGAGAATGAGCTCAACCTGCTGAAGGCCAACCTGAAGGCGCAGACGGCTGAGGAAAAGCGCCGGTTTGAGGAAGGGCTGATCGGCCTGCAAGAGTTCTTCGCCAATCGTCGCTCAATCATCGAGCAGGAAGCGGAGAAGGAGATCGAGGTACTGGAGAAGCGGCTTCAGTTCGAGCACGCACGGCCGCTGGCGAAAACCGAAACGGAAACCGACCGGCAGAAGAACATCGCCGAGATCGAGAATCAGATCGCCATCCGGCGCATCGAGCTTCAGGAACAGCTCGCGGACCTGGCTGCCGAGAAACGCAAGGCCGCGCGGGGCTTGCAAAAGGAGCAGACCGCCTTCGAGGTCAAGCTGGCCGAGATGCAGGGCAACCGCTTCGCGGCGGCCCGCGCTGCCCTGGACGAAGAAGCGTGGAAGCTGGACGAAATTCTCCGCAAGCAAGGCGTGGCTGACGCCGAGAGCGCGCGCCGTGTGCAGGAGTTCCGCGCCGCTGGCGAAGCGCAGATCAACTTCGATGAAGTGCTGACCCAAGGGCGTCAGGCCCTTGCCCAGATCGAGGCCGACCGCCGCGACGTCGAGCTTCAGGTGCAACAAGGCATCCTGTTCCAGTTCCAGGGCGAGCAGCAGATAGTGGCCTTGGAGCGTGAGCGCCTGCCGCTGCTGAGGCAGATTGCCCAGCAGTTGCTCGCAGCGGCTGAGGCTACGGGCGACCCGGAGAAGATTGCCCAGGCCCGCGAGTTCGCGCAGTCCATTGAAGCGCTGGCCGTCAGCAGCAACCGCGCCGCGCAGGAGATGGCGCAGTTCAAGGGCAGCGTCGAGCAGGCGCTTACCAGCAGCCTTCAGAACTTCTTCACCCAGGGCATCGAGAACGCGGAGAGTTTCGGGGACGCCATGCGCCAGCTGGCGCTCTCGGTCGTGGACAGCCTGCGCCAGATTGCCGCGCAAATGCTGGCGAATCTCGCGATCCAGAAGCTGCTGGGCGCGTTCGGCGGTTTCGGCTTGTTCTCGCAGGGCGGCGTCGTGAAGGCGGCGGGCGGGGGCCTGATTCGCGGGCCGGGCACAGGCACCAGCGACAGCATCCCGGCGCGGCTGAGCGACCACGAGTTCGTGGTGCGCGCCGCCGTGGTCCGCCAGCCGGGAGTACTGGAATTCCTGAGCGAACTGAACGCTGACGGCTCTCTTGTCTTGCGGCGTCGCGGCGTCCGGGGCTTCGCCGAGGGCGGCCTGGTAGAAGTGGGCGGCACGGGCGGCGGCAATGGCAGCGCCGATCTGACGATTGGCCTAGAACCAGAGCTTGTGCTGAAGAAGCTGGAGGCCAGCCCGATGTGGTCGCGGGTCATCGTGCGGACACTGGAGAACAACCGCAAGTCGGTGAACAACGCGCTGGGCAGGGGGATACGGTGAGCTTCGAGAACGGAACGGCTACAGACGTTGCTGATCTGATGGCCAAGCTGAATTCGTTTCTTCTGAAAGGCCACGCGCTCGAACCGACGTACACGGGCGCGGGTACAGGCAGGATCACGAACCTGATCGGCACGGCCAGCAGCGTCCTGGAGACGATCACGGTCACTTTCTCGAGCTCCACCGCCTTCAGCGTATCGGGAAGCGTGAGCGGCGCGCTGGGCACCGGAACCGTAGGCGTGGCGTTCACCAGTGCGGTTGTCAACTTCACGATCACGGCTGGTGGCACGGCTTGGCAATCGGGCGACACCATCGTGTTCACGATGACGCCGCCTTGGATTCAGAAGCGCGGCGCGGCAGGCAGCGAGTACATCTGGCAGGCACCGGGAAACGGGAACGAAGCGCAAATCTTCGTGGGCGTTCTGCGCTTCAGCGACGCCGGCGCGGACTACGACAACTGGCGGCTGGGCGGCTTCAACGGCTTTGACAGCGGGCTTGCGTTCACAACCCAGCCCGGCGCGATGACGCGGCCCGTCGTGCCCCTGCTGCGCGTGGGCTCGATGCCGTATTGGTTCGTGGCGAATGGGCGGCGCGTGGTCATGGTGGTGAAAGCCAGCACGGTCTATGAAGCCATGTACCTGGGCTTCTTCAGCACCTACGCGAACCCGACCCAGTTTCCCTATCCGCTGATGGTCGGTGGCTCGATGAGTTGGACCTCTGAGCCTGCCAGCAACTCGCAGAACTGGCGCTGGAGCTATTCAGGCAACGAGCACCGGGCATTCCCTTACCCGCATCCGACTTCGAACGCGAACCAGGACCAGTTTCAGCTGCGCCTGCGCAAGCCGGACGGCGTCTGGCAAGGCATGGCGGGCACGCGCTCGGGCGGCAGTCAGAACGGCTACGTCTGGCCCTACGGCTACACCTTCAGCAACGTGCTGCCGAATCTCGACGGCACCTATCCGCTGCTGCCCATCGTGCTCCACGCCGACGAAGGAAACGGCGGCATCTACCCGAACATTTCCATCGTGAACCCGAACATCTGGGGCGAACTCGACGGCGTGTACGCGATCACGGGGCACGCCAACGCCGCGGAGAACATCATCACCGTAGGGCGCACCGACTATCTGGTTGTGCAGAACATCAACCGCACGACCAAGACGGACTTCTTTGCGGTGAAGCTCGCTTAGGAGCGGCAATGGCCTATCAGACTGGCACGGCAACAAGCCCGAACGATCTGCTGCAGAAGCTCGTGACGTGGCTGGTGAATATCGGCTGGGTGCAGGACATGAGCCAGGCTGACGGAACGGGCTGGCGGGCGCACCTGCACAAAGGCAGTGTGTACGTCAACCTGAAGAGCACCACGGGCGCGGTCAATCCGTGGGCCTTTACTCCCAGCCCGTCGCCCAATGCCAGCGATGCGGCCCTGCATATCTACCTGGGCACGGGCTTCAGCGGAGCCGCGAACTGGAACGCTCAGGCGGGCGGGCCGGTTCTCAACGGCACGAGCACAATCACCGGCCACAGTATGCCTCTGCCCACGGGAGCCATCAGCGCATACTACTTTTTCAGCGATGCGACGGCGGATAACGTTGTGGTGGTCGTTGAAAAGACCACGGGCGTCTTTACTCACCTGGGCTGGGGCACATCCTTGAACAAGTCGGGCACTTGGACAGGCGGCCCGTACTCGTTCGCTGCAACTCACGGCTACGGCTTCGCCAACGACAGCACGACGACTCCCGGCGCGCAGAACGGCCCTTCGGCGCGTGCCCCGTTCATGTTCAAAGACCCGCTCAACGGCGCGGCCAGCGGCTACGTGCGCGCCGATGTGGACAGCTTCACGGGCAAGTGGGTCGGCTGCACCGACAGCACCTCGCAACCGAGCGGCGGCTACACAGGCCGGAACTGCGCGACGGAGTTTCGCGGTCAAAGTACGGCCCCGCCGAGCGACATCCCTAACCTAGAGTACTTCCTGGAGCGCACTGTCTCGATCTTGAGCTCTCAGGCGCACCTGGTTCCGGTGCGCATCTGGGTGTCGCGCGACGCCGGCGGCTACTCGCTGCTCGGCACCATGCCCATCGTGTTCTGGACGCGCGCTGTGGGCAACGGCTTCGCACCGGGCACGGTGCTGACGCTGGGCGCGGACAGCTACATGCTCTTCCCCGAGTTCGCGGTGAAGAAGGTCGGCTGAGAATGGCTATCTTCGACGGCAACCTGCTTCCTGGCATCGCGTCGCCGCAACATCCCGGCGCGTCGGCGTCTCTCAGCCAGTTCGCCGCTGGCGTCTCCGGCTACCCCGGAGCGAGCGCGCAGTCCGTCATGCTGTTCGGCCCGCAGACGCTCGATCCCATCCAGGAAATCCCTCTGCTCTACGGGGGGACGCTGGAACCGATGACCGGCAGCGAGCTGTTCGAGAAGATCATCGTCACGCCGCGCGAAAAGAAGCTGGGCTTTGTGCTCAGCACAAACCTTTTCAGTGTGGACGTGTGGAACACCTTCCGAGAGACGCTGCGCACGATGGTGCGCATTGACATCGCGGGCGGCGGGGGAACGCTGATTGACAACCCGTTCGGTGTGCCGCTGGTCTTCGGTGCCATGCAGTCGCGCCAGTTCCAGGCCACGGTGCCCCAAGATGGTGACGCGCAGATTCAGAACACGGTGGTCTTCGTGTTCACCGGAATCAGCGGGACAGACCTGCTTGTAACGGGCACCCGCATTACGGTGTTCTCGCCCGACCCGGATTGGACTGAGCCAATCATGGAGCGCACCGAGTACCTGACCGAGATCATGAACGCCTACGCCGACAAAGAGCAGCGCGTTCAACTGCGCACCAACCCGCGCACCCGGCTGCGCTACAAGGTGCTGACGCTCGACGTGCGGGACACCGCCGCGCTTCACGCCCTGCTGTGGGGCTGGCAGGGACGCATCTATGGCGTTCCCTTCTGGCCAGACGCCCAGCTGTTGCTGGCGAATGCGAACATCGGGGCCACGGTGATTCAGGTGGACACCACGCTGAGGAAGTTCGTCGCAGACGGACTGATGATGCTCTGGCGCGACATGCACACGGTTGAAGCCCTGAGCATTCAGACCGTTGCGGCGGGCAGCATCACGCTCACCGCCCCCACGACACAAGCCTGGGCTGCGGACGGCCGGACTTACGTCGTGCCGCTGCTGACTGGCCGCCTGCCGGATGAGGTCGGCGTGCTCCGAATGAACAATGCCGTGGCCGAGCTCGAGGCCGAGTTCGAGTGTGAGGTGGTCTGATGCCGACTGTTTACCAGGGCTTCGATGTGTTCGAGATCGAGCCAAGCGCCGTGAATCACCGGGAGTTTACTCACCGGCGAAGCATGGCGCGGCTCGATTCTCGCACGGGGAAACTGCGCGCCAGGGATCGCAGCGGCGTGGCCGTGGTCAGGCCGGGAGGCTTCGTGTGGCTTCTGGATGGCAGGACCGAGATTCAGTCGTACCGCGACTTTATCGCGGCCCGCAAGGGCACGCTGGTGCCCGTGTGGGTGCCCACATGGAACCGCGACCTGGAGATGGACACCGACCTATCGGCGGGCAACGTGAACCTGAGCATCAGCAAGATCGGCTACACCAAGTTCATGTTTCCAACTGTGGCGCGGCGGCACATCGCTTTCCTGCTGCCCGATGGCACCAGGCACTACCGCAAGATCGCCGGGGCCAGCGAAGGCACCAGCAACGAAGTACTGACGCTCGATAGCAGCATCGGCGCACTGGTGCCAAAGGCCACGATGGTTTCCTTCTTGACGCTGTGCCGTCTGGCGACGGACGACCCCGAGCTCACCTGGCATGGCCGCGACTTGGCCGAAGCCGTGCTGGACTTCGTGGAATTGCCGAAGGAGGTCCCCGCGTGACCTACGCGGCGCGCGAGACGAGCCCGTACAGCGGCCAGCCGTTCGAGCTTTACCTCTTCCAGACCGAGACGCAAACCTGGCGGCTGACCGGCGCGGACCGAAAGATCACCTACAACGGCCAGATTTACGAGCCCGAAGCCATCATCCGCACGGCCACAGGCCAGGGCCAGGAAACAACCAGCGGCTCAATCAAGGTGACGCTGCCGAAGGAGCACGCCATCGCGCTGCTCTTTGTCTCTTACATCCCCAGCACGCCGCTCAGCCTGGTGATCTTCCGGGGCCATGAAGGCGAGCCGGACAGCGAAGTCGTGACGCATTTCACGGGCCGCGTGACGATGGCCACGTTCGGTGAGGACTGCGAGCTTACCGTGGTGCCTGAGCGCGATGTGCTGAAGAAGCGCGTGCCTGGCCCACGCTATCAGAAGCCCTGCAATCACATCCTCTACGACTCCAGCTGCCAAGTGGACAAAAACCTGTTCAAGGTCGCGGCCACAGTGACCAGCGTGAACGGAGAAACGATTCAGGCAGCGGCCTTCGCCACGAAACCGAACGACTGGTTCAACGCAGGCTACATCGAGAAGGGCACCGAGCGCCGCATGATCATCAATCACGTCGGCAACACGGTGACGCTGCTCAATGCGATGGCCGGGCTGGTCGCGGGCGACGTGATTACGGCCTACGCGGGCTGCAACCGCAGCTTCAGCGATTGCAACACGAAGTTCAACAACGCCCCCAACTTCTTCGGGTTCGAGTTCATCCCTGGGCGCAACCCGTTTAACGGGCTGGAGTAGGCATGGGGTTCTGGTTCGCGTTCTTTCTGTTCGTGGGCACCACAGTTCTTTCGGCCCTGCTGCAAAAGAAGCCGAAGGACGTGCAGCCTTCTTCGCTTGGCGACTTCCAGGCCCCGACCGCCGAGGAAGGCCGCGTGATCCCCGCCATCTTCGGAACGGTGAAGCTGGCCGCGCCAAACGTGGTGTGGTTCGGCGATCTGCGCATCGATCCCATCAAGAAGAAGGCGGGCGGCTTCCTGGGCATCGGCGCGAAGAAGGTCACGGTCGGCTACAAGTACTTCGTCGGGCTGCACATGGCGTTGTGCCACGGCGTAGTGGACAGCCTGCTTCAGATCGTCGCGGGTGAGGACAAGAACGTGCCCTTCACGTCCGCGCTGGTCAACGGGCCGGGCGGCGAGGACTACCTGAAGATCACCATTGACCAGCCCAGGCTGTTCGGCGGCGACGACAAAGAGGGCGGGCTGAAGGGCACGATCTTCTTTTATCGCGGCCAGCAGACGCAGCAGGGCAACAGCTACCTCGCGAGCAAGCTGGGCCTGTCTCCAGCACCCGCGTATCGCGGGATGTGCCATGCCGTCGCCCAGCAGCTTTACGTCGGCACGAGCCAGTACATGAAGAACCTGGCCTTCGTGGTGAAGCGCCTTCCCCGCAACCTTGGCCTCGCGGGGAACAACCACGACATCGGCGGCGATGCGAACCCGGCTGAGATCATCTACGAACTGATGACCAACCCCGTCTGGGGCCTAGGCATTCCCAGCACGCGCTTCAATCTGGTCAGCTTCCAAGCTGCGGGCAACACGCTGGCAACCGAAGGCATGGGCATGAGCCTTCAACTGGACTCGGAAGCGGCCGCCGACCAGGTCGTGGACGACATCCTGCGCCACATTGACGGCGTGCTTTACACCGACCCGGCAACCGGGCTGTGGAACCTGACGCTGGCGCGCGCCGACTACAACATCCCTTCGCTGCTGGAGTTGAACGAGAACGACATCCTGGACGCCCCGGAGTTCTCGCGTGGCTCCTGGGAAGAAACACTCAATGAGGTCAAGGTCACCTACCTTGACCGCACCAGCTTCAAGGAGCGCGTCGTCCAGGCGCAGGAGATGGCCAATTTCGCCATCCGTGGCCAGCTATCGAGCGACACCATCCCCTTCCGCGGCTTCTCGAATCCGACCATCGCGCAGAAGGTTGCGATGCGCGAGCTGAAGACGCACAGCTACCCGCTGGCGCGCGGGCGGCTCAAGGCCAACCGCAAGGCGTGGAATCTCCGCATCGGCGGTGTGTTCAAGTTCTCCTGGGCTCCGCTGGGTATCAGCGGGATGGTCGTACGCATCACCGGCATTAATTACGGCGCGCTCGAAGCGGGCGAGATTCAGATTGATTTCGTAGAGGACATTTTCGCTGTGGCCTTCACCGGCTACACGCCGCCCACGGGCAGCGGATGGACTGACCCGCTGACCGACCCGGTTGCGCCCACGGCGCAGTTCCTTCAGGAGGTGCCCTACCACTTGACCGAGGCTGGAGAGCGGCGGCTCGTGGTCGCGGCGGTGCGCGGCGATGGCACCAGCACCGGCTACGAGGTCTGGACGGATGAAGGCGCGGGCTTCTATCAGTCGAGCACCGTGGAGATCTTCTGCCCCAGCGGAGTGCTGCAATCGGCCTACCCGCGAAACACGGCGGCTCTCGACAATACTGGCTTCATCGTGCAGGGCGGCAAGGACCTGGAGCGATTGGTCTCGACCGACGCCGGGGGCCGCGCGCGCGGCGACAACCTGCTGGTGATTGACGATGAGTGGATGAGCTGGCAGACCGTCACCGACAACGGAGACGGCACCTACACCATCAGCGGCATCGTCCGCGGAATCTTCGATACGATCCCCGCAGATCACTCGGTGGGTACACGTGTGTCCTTTGTCAGCGACGGTTCGGGCCTCACGCGAGAGGATGACTACCCGGCTGACCAGACCATCAGCGCCAAGTGCCTGCCCTTCAACTCGCGCAACACCGTGCCGATTGGCAGCGTCAGCGCCGTCAGCCGTGCGATGGCCAGCCGAGCGCAGAAGCCCTACCCGCCCGGCAACGTGCAAGTAAACGGCGCGTACTGGCCCGTGGCGACGGTAGGCGACGCTTCAATAACCTGGGCGCATCGGCATCGCACCGGCCAGACCAGCGTCGTCCAGCAGGACGCCGGCAATCAGGCCGCCGCGCCGGAGGGCAACTACACGGTTGAAGTCTATGTGGGCGGCGTTTTGCGCCAGACCTACGCCGCGCTCACCGGCACATCTCAGGTCTACACGGCCTTGCAGCGGTTCGCCGACGACAAGGACGGCATTAAGACCACGCGATTCAGAATCAAGCCAATCAACGGCAGCCTGACAGGCACCGTCCGGGACACCGACGCCTTCACGATGGGCGGCATGGGAATGTGCCTGGGACTTGAATTAGGGGGAAGGAATGCCTGACCACGCTAGCGTCACCAACGGCCCGAAGCTGGGCAAAATGATTTACGGCAACATCGGCGCGGGCCACATCAACGGCTTCCGCGCCTTCCTGCGCGCCTTCGATCAACTGGTGCAAGCCACGGTGAAGCAGCAGGGCGTGAACACGCCGCCCGGCAGCCCGGCGAACGGCGACGCCTACATCATCGGCTCCGCCCCCACCGGCGCATGGTCAGGCCAAGCCGGGAAGATCGCCGTCTGGTCCACCGAGATCGCCACGACGGACACCGACACGAAGGTGCCAGCCTGGGAGTTCTACACGCCGAAAGAGGGCTGGCTGGCCTACGTAGAGCAGGACGACGCGCTGATGCTCTACAACGGAACGGCTTGGACGTTCGATTTCAAGATCGCGGGCATTCCGCAATTCGCGGGCACCAACACAACCGGCGCGGGCAGCGCATCGCTCGGCGCGAACTGCCCTGCTGTCACTCCGACCGCACCCTATACTTGGATTCAGGTCAAAACCGCAGACGGCAGCACCGCCTACATTCCCGCCTGGAAATAAGATGCCAAGCTGTACGGTCATGCTAGAATTTCGCGTCTCACTAACTAGGCGTGACCATGCCAGATAATAGTGAAAAACCTGAGGTTTCAGCCGCCGACGTAGCCCACGCTGTCGTGAAGGGGGCCGTCTCCGCTGTGCCGGTCGTGGGCGGGGTTCTTTCCGAAACGCTGTCACTAATCTTCAGCCCTCCGCTCGAAAAACGGCGAGAGAAATGGCTTCAGACTCTGGCCGATGCAATCGAAGAAATCAAGCAGAAGCTCGAGAATTTCTCGCCCGAGAAGCTCTCACAGAACGAGGCCTTCGTAACTACGGCAATGCACGCTTCGCAGATTGCATCTCGAGCCCATCAGGAAGAAAAGCTGAGAGCACTGCGTAATGCGATTGTGAATGCGGCGCTCCCAGGCGCGCCAGACGAAACAAAGCAGCAGATTTTCCTAGAGCACGTGGATAGCCTCACGCCTTGGCATCTTCGCATCCTAGCTTTTTTCGATTCCCCTGAGGCCTGGTTTGAACGCCACAATATCCGACGCCCGAACATCACGGCGGGCGGTCAGTCTCACATTTTGGAAGCCGGAATACCGGACCTTCGAGGTCAACGCGAATTCTACGACCAGATCATCAAGGACCTAGAAGCCCGTGGTCTGATGCCCGGTGGAGGCATACACGTGATGGTTTCCGGGCACGGCTTATGGCAGCCCCGCATCACTAATTGGGGCCGCGAATTCCTACGCTTTATCTCAGAACGAGCCTAATCCTCCAAGGCTCGCATTGGCCTTAGAGCAAGGGCGGTAGAATGTCATGGGAGTTCCGCACTGGATTCCGAAGCCCAAACGATCCCGCAAGAAGCCGTCCTCACCAGAAGTAAGAAAGCGTATTAAGGAGCGCTATGGCCTCGAAGCAGTCAGGGCTTCAGATATTGCTGACCAGCTGTACTGTGAAAAGAGAGTTGAGCTCAGGTTGCTGCATCGAGAGGTGCAAAAGGAAACAGCAGAGCAGCGTGCGGGGTCCGAAGCCCACGAGCAATTGACTGCCCGCGCCACACCAATCACCGAAAAACAACTACGAGAACAGCTTGCTAGCGGAAAGAGAATCCTGCTCCGAGAGTTCCCTTTCTCTGGTCGACTCCAAGGTGTACCAGTCATCGGGAAGCCTGACTTGGTTGAGTTCGATGGCCCCAAGGCACTGCTGCTCGCTGATTACAAATTCAGTCGGAGACGCGAACCCTACCCCGATCACCGCCTCCAACTGGCACTTTATGGGTTGTTGCTCCATCACAATAAGTTTGACACTCGCCAACTGGCCACGATTTTGGTGTTCCTGTCGCCGGAGCAAAGGCAGAAAGGACTCGAAGCTCTGGAGAAGAAGCTCCTCACCACTTACCAGCAATTGCGACAGGTGGTTCTGGCAAAGCAAGGCTACGCAACGCACACAGAAGAGGGTGCAACCTGTTTTGCGTACCGATTTGATTTGGCTAGCGCAAGAAAGCTGATACGTGAGCCTATCGCCTTCTGGCGCGGTTCGCGGGCGGCAATGCCAACCCAACATCAAAATAGGTGCCGGGTCTGCGAGTTTAATGTCGTTCGCCTTTGTGAGTCAGCCCTGGCCCCACCGAACCCGGACTTCGTCAAATTAATTCGCCCAGCAGGTACACCTTAAAGTGTCCTGTCGTCGCAAATAGGACATCACAGATTCTTCGATGCTGTGGTAAGAACTTCTGCCGATGAGCAGCGATCCCGAGCGGAGTGTGCAACAGCTGAGCGCTGAAGGAATTCAGCAAATTCTGGCCGAGCTGCAGAAGCTGAACCGCCGCATGGACACGCTCAACACGCGGCTGTTCGGCAACCCGGAAGGCGACGCCGGCGACGAAGGGCGGCTGGTCGTTGCGGAGCGGCGCCTCAACAACCATTCCGAACGCATCAGCAAGCTGGAAGGCTTCCGCTGGTGGTTGTTGGGCGGCTTGGTCGTTGCTGACGCGATCATTCTCTACGCGCTCGCGCTCTGGCAGGCGGCAAAGGCAGCGGGCAAGTGAGGAGACTATGATCGAGGGGCTACGGAATCTGCTGGTGCGCCGGAAGACAAGCCTAGCTTGGCTGCTGGCGGCGCTGGGCATGGGCTACATCGCTGGCAAGGGTTCGGCGCTGGCGCTGCAACAGTTAGGTGTGCTTGCTTGGAAGATCGTGCTGGTGGGCGTGGCCGTGGCAGTGGCCCACTATCTGCGCCGCCAGGTGTTCCATTACGTTGACCTTTCCGCCGTCCTGGACCAGGATAAGACGATCAAAGACGGCCTGATCTTCCTGGGCGTCGCGATCTTCTACACGGCCATTATTCTCGCCATTACGCAAGGACTGTAATGCGTTCCTTTCTTATTATCGTGCTGTTGGCTGTTCCTGCTTGGGGGCAGATTCCGGCGCAAGCGAACATCTATCGCGCGCAACTGACGCGAGAAGCGCGGGCCGCCTGGGGCTTGGAAGCGCCTGTGGCGCTCTTTGCCGCGCAGGTTCACCAGGAGAGCGGCTGGCGCGATGATGCGCGCAGTCCCGTGGGCGCGCTTGGCCTGGCTCAGTTTATGCCGGGCACGGCGGCCTGGATCGCACAGTTGTACCCTGCCGATCTTGGCGACGCCGCGCCGCTCGATGCGCGCTGGGCGCTGCGCGCCCTGGTGACGTATGACCTGTGGCTGTGGGAGCGCCTGACCGAGTTCCGCGACGACGGGCTGCACCGCTGGGGCGCTACGCTATCGGCTTACAACGGCGGCCTGGGCAACGTCCGGAAAGACCGCCAGCTTGCCGCCGCGCATGGCGGGCCATCCTGTGACCCCGCACTTTCCCGCTGGTTCTGCTGCGTCGAGCACCACAGCAACCGCAGCGCAGCAGCCCTCCGCGAGAACCGCGAGTATCCCCGCCGCATCCTGTTTCTTCTCTGGCCCCGCTACCAATCCGCACGCTGGTAGGCTCCGGTCCCGCGCCCAGCGACCCCATCGTTTGTGACCTAGACTCCTTTCGATGTTCATAGTTAGTCTTTCTCCTCAGGAGTGATATCCTCCCGGCGAGGGTCAGGGAAAAATGGCGATTACCCCAGCCCAGAAAGCTGCTGCCGAACAGCAACAATGGAATGCTGCACGCGATGCTTCACCTCAAGTACGGTTGGTAGCTGGTCCAGGAACAGGCAAAAGCAAAACCATCGAAAAGCGCGTTGCTCACGTCTTGAACGCAGGGGCCACACCTCAAAATGTTTACGTGATTTCCTTCACTGTGGCCGCTTCCACGGAACTCCGGAAACGCATAACCGCCTACTGCGCTAACCAACCTTGCGCGCAAGCCGCAGTAGCGGTTCGTGTTTCAACCATGCATTCCCTTGCCCTGCGCATTCTCCGCTCCGCAAACCTGCTAGCGACGCTTTACCCCGCCAATCCTGCCGTGCTTGATGATTGGGAGAGGCGGCATGTGTATGATATCGAACTTGCAAATTCGCTCGGCTGCACACCTGGCCGAGCAGCAGAAATACGTGCCGCTCACGACGCGGCGTGGCAAACCCTTAACCCGAACTTCATAAACCAAGCAGCGATCACCCCAGTGGAGGTGCAGGGTTTCAATGTTTTCCATCCTGCTCGTACGAATTTGTACTGTTGCGTTCTGCCTGGCGAGGTGATTTATCGCTGTGTTGAAGCGATTAGAATGGGACAAATTCAGCCTGCGCAGCTGCCCACCATTGAACATCTAATTGTTGACGAATTCCAGGACCTGAATGCTTGTGACCAAGAATTCGTACGCTATCTGGCCAACCGAGGGGCTGTCCTCTTTGTTGCGGGGGACGATGACCAAAGCATCTACTCATTCAGGCACGCAGACCCCACGGGACTGGTGCAGTTCACAACTGCCTATTCGCACTCCTCAACACATGTGTTGACCGACTGCTTCCGCAGTACTCCGCAGATTCTAGGCCCAGCAACTCAGATGATCTCTGTCAACCCCAATAGGATTCCGAAAAACCTTGTCTCTCTGTATCACAACGCTGCTCCCCCTGTGGGAGGTAGTCTGTGCGTGTGGTCTTTTCCCTCGGAACAGGACGAAGCGCGGGCGATTGCCGCGTCGTGCCAAGAGCTGATCAATGCAGGTATGGCAGGACAAGAGGACGGAATACTCGTCCTGATCTCAGACCGCGGGCTTCAACTCCAACTCATAGCCCAGGAGCTTGGCAATTTGGGCTTGCCTTATGATCCTCCACCGGGCGAGGCATTGACGGACGTTGATCCAATTCGGGCAGTGTACTCGGCCCTGAGAATTGCTAGGGACATTGGCACCGGCGAACCAGATTACGTGGCTCATCGCGCACTGCTTGGCCTGCTTAGCGGAGTCGGCCCTGGTACCGCCCGAGCAGTTGCAGATGCCTGTGTCGCGAATAATCAGAACTTCCACGATCTCTTCTATTTAGCAGCGCCCCCTCCGTGGTTGCCAACGAGATCTGCCAACGCTGTGATCCGCGTTACGGCGATGATCCAGGCCGTCAGCACGTGGAATCTTGCAGACACGCTCACCAACAGGGCAGGGGACGTTGCGCAGTTGCTTGGTATGGTATTTCAGGGTTCTGCTCAGGCTGCGAACCATATAGCTACTTGGAACGCCTTGGCTGGCGCTTTGCCCGGCGACATGACTCTCCAGGAGCTCCTGAGCTTCTTTGAGGCCGACAATGATGCTGACCGCCGCTCAATTCTCGATTCGGTTAATCAAAGACTGGGAGCTGCTCAAACCCCTCCTCCTACCTTTGTCCAGCAAAAGAGAATCCGAATCCTAACAATGCATGGGGCTAAAGGGCTAAGCGGCAAGGTTGTCTTCATTCCCTCTCTTGAACAGGGCATCATGCCCAGCTTTCGGGCGCTGCAAGCTGCCGGCCTCGTGATCGAGCAACGCAGGCTCTTCTATGTTTCTGTTACGCGAGCGATGGCCGCTTGTATCATCACACACGCAGCGCAACACACTGGCCCAAGTGCTTTCCGCCTCCAACAGCGACCTACGGTAATGCTCCCAAGGTCCCAATATCTTAACGAAATGAATGTCCCCAGCGTTAACCGGAATGGCGGTCTAACTCCAGCCGAAGCGGCGCAGATCGTGGCAGATGTGAACAACCTGTAGCTGCCTATCCACGCAAGTTCAAACCACGAAGAAAGAGATTGGTTTGCGGTAGAGGCGGGCGAATTCGGCGAGCTCGATCACGTCCACGCGGCGCTCGCCTGATTCGACCTTCGAAACAAACGACTGCGGGCGGCACAGCTTTCTTGCCACATCCACCTGTCGGAGCTTTGCTTCCTGGCGGGCTTGCCTGAGCCGCCGCAAGAATTGCCGATACTTCTGGCGGTAGGTGGGGTCTTTCACGGCGGCCCGGATTATGGCGAGCCGCTTCCGTATATCCCAAAATGGGATACAATCTCCCTTCGCTATTCATGGCCGAGCATCAGGTGTTCCTGGAGGTGTGCTGTGAAACTTACTGTAGCGTTTGGCGTGACAGGTAGCCTACAATCCAGCCAACTGGTCGGTTCAAGGGGGCCAGGCGTATGAGCAGAGGAGTTCGACGGCCCAGGCCCAGAACGTACAACACCCGCTGTGTCGCCAAGCGGTACTTTCTTCCCCGCTGGGTGGTCAAAGCCATCCGCAAGCAAGCACCCGTTTATGGCTCGCAGGGTCGCGCCGTACAGGTGGGCACCGAACTGCTGATCCGGCAGAAAAGGCGCGTGAAGGTGAACCAGCGGGGCGACGGCGCGATGGTCGGCATGACCTACAAGCTGACGCCCAGGACTGTAGAGCTGATCGAGCAGCTACGCGAGAAATATGGCAAGCGCGGCGACGTCTTCGCCGCCTGCGTCAAGATCCTCCGGTTGCCTAATCGTTAAAACTCAGCGACCAACAGACCCCGCACCCCCCATATGGCCGAGAAAAGGCCTTAGGGCTCCATGAACCGAACTCTTAACGGATAGCGACCGCATCAAAGAGGAGTACGACCTGAAGAACGAGCGTGGCAGCCTGCCGAGGGGAAAAGCAAAGCCTAGGGATGCGATTTCGTTCCGTAGCTGCCGTGCTGCTTTGCGCTCTGCGGCCTTTTTCGGCCACCAGGGCAGAAAACACAGAAGACCTAGAGCCGCATGGATGTCATCTAGGCTGGGCTCACGTTTTCTCTGTCTTGTCGCCCTCGCAGATGCCACAAGTACAACGGTGCGTAACATCTTCGGTTCCATAGCTAGCTTTACCGGTTTAAGAGCCTTCTTAACTGACCTCTCTGCACGCAGGAAGTATTCGGTACCAGGATAGTACTCGCCCATTTTGATACCCTCCGTTGCTAGCTTATCCAGAGCACGCGGATTCCAACAACCATTCGCCCGGAACCAGCGAGCAGACAAATGAACTGAGCAATGCCAAGTACAGGCGTCAGTCTATCCTCAATTCTGTCGTTCTTCAATGGCATGGAGGGAAGCCTTGAAAGATTCAAGATTGCCAGTGTGGCCGAGCCGATGAACCAATACGTAGCTACCAACATGTTTCGGACGACGCGCTCGGGCAGAGGATTTGCGTCCGATTGAAACGTCAGAAGCATGGCCCCAACGACCAACGGAAGCGCGATACTCACGAATGACAAGCCAGCTTCGATGGCCGAGCGGGTGCTCTCCAAGTGTAGGGATAGCGGGTTTTGTGCTCTCCACCATGCCCAAGACCAAACGCCCAGAATTGCGAGCACAATCCACGCATCGACAAAGCGCCAAAGCATGATGGAACCTCCTTCCACGATAATCTTCTTGATCACGAATACGGCAACCAAGAGGCCAAGAAGAAACAACACCGTTGCCAGGATATCCCCAGCCCGAAACAATGCAGGTGTGAGGGTCGGTCTGATCCACTCGTCGAGCGCTTCTAGGCTTTGCTTGGCCGAGTGATACGTGCGGTAAAGACAGTGTTCGGATTCCGGTGAATCTGCACACCCTATTCGTTTAATGTGAAGTCCGTAGTTTCGGCGAAACACTTCTTCCTTGAACATACGCTCTTCATTTGTGAAATCCTTCACGCCATTCCTCAACTTCCAGTCCACTTTGAAAGCAAGTTCAGGGTGCTCGGCCACAAAGTCCCTCAGGGCATGATAGGAATCGAGGAAACCAGTGATCGAGTGGTCCAACAAAGCAAGCGCCCTAACAACGTCATCAGGCAGCTCATGCAGGTGGGGATGACTTATGACGTTCTTAATGGTTGCGTAGGGGAAGGAAAAGATTATCCGAGAAGGGCTATACCAAGTCCGTAGCCAATGATCCGGTAGCTCGGCATCTGCTTTACGCTTGTACTCCTCCAAGGTAAGTTGTTTATAGCCGTCACCAACCCACTCAAAGATGACCTCAAGTTCTGTTTTCAGAGCACGGATCAAGTTGAGCCTAGCTTCGCGCCGGGACTCATTCTTCTCACTGACGGTTCCTTTGTACGTCCACCAGACCCAAGCGGCAGACCACAAAGCAACCCACGCCGTAATGGCTCCTGCGCTCTGCTCGATGGATGCTGACATACGTCGAGAGCCCCGCGCGGGCTCATCGGTGCCGCAATGTTATCGCATTCATAAAGCCCAAGCAATTCAATAGGAAAAGGCCCGCATGGGTAGCCAGCTACGCTACAGAAGTCGGCCATTAGGATCAAATTGTGCGCAATGAGTCAAGGTGTCGCGTCTGGAGCTACACCTTGAGGTAAATTTTCCTGTTGACTTGCGCGTTACGTCCTGCTAAATAAAGCGCCCGCTTTACAAACCACAGGGGAGAGGGGGCCGTGGACGCGCAGATTCCGGTTGCGGACGGTGAAGAGGCTGGCAGTGGGCTGGTGGAAGCGGCGATGGAAATCAGCCGCAAACGCACAAAAATGATGGAACAGATGCGCAAAGCCTTGGAAACAGGCGACGAAAAGCGGGCGCTGAGCCTGGCGCGGCTGCTGGTAGGGTTGGGGCAGACGCCCATCGTCATGGCTGTCACCGTCTTGCTGCCCGTGATCCTGGTCTAACTTGCCCATGAAAGCGGCGCATTTTACACCAAGAGACGAAAAATGAAAAAGGTCATTGAGTTGATTCGTGTGTCCACGGAAGCACAGGCAGAAAACGACCGCGCCAGCATTCCGGCGCAGAGGGCCATCAACCGGCGAACAGCGCAGGCCTACGGGCTGGAGATCACGCACTCGGTCGAGATGGCCGATGTCTCCGGCGCGGCCGTCCTGCTTGCGCCCGAAATGCAGCAGCTACTCAAGCTGATCCAAAGCCCGGAGATTCACGGTGTCGTGGCGCGCGAGTTCTCGCGCCTGATGCGCCCCGAGAATTTCAGCGACTACGCCCTGTTGCAAGCCTTTGTGGACAGCAAGACTATCCTCTACCTGCCCGAAGGCCCGATTGATTTCAACTCCAAGACCGGCAGGCTGATGGGAGCCATCCGCGCGGCCATCGCAGGGCTGGAACGCTCCGAACTGCTGGAGCGAAGCTGGACGGCCAAGGAAGAAAAGCGGCGAGCGGGCGCGTGCCCGTCGGGGCATATCACCTGGCCGTATGGCGTGGGGTTCAGCAAAGAAACCGGCTGGCACTACAAGCCCGAGGCTGAGAAAGTACGCGAGGCTTTTCGGCTATTTCTGAGCGGCGTCACCTGCTACAGCGAGCTATCGCGCAAGGCGGGCATCCCGCGCAGCGCGTTGCCCATCATCCTGCGTAACCCGATCTATACGGGCTGGCGGGTGTACGACAAGCGGCGCGATATGAGCCCCGGCGCTCTGCGCGTCAAAACCGATGGACGCCAGGGCGACCGCCGCAAAGCCCTGCGCAGCCCGGACGAAATCATCCGCGTGCGCGTGATCGAAGAACCCCTGATCAGCCAGGCCGACTTCAACCGCGTGCAGAAAATGGTCGAAGCCAAGCGCGAGCGCGGCAGCCGGGCGCGCGTGGAGACGCGGCGCAAGTTCACCTACGGCGGCTTTCTGCGCTGCGCCACGTGCCAGTTGTTGATCTACAGCCAGAGCAGCCACAGGGGAAAGCTGTTCGACTATTACGTGTGCAAGGGCCGCCAGTATCTCCGCACCTGCCAGACGCTTTACATGCGCCGCGAGAAACTGGAAGACAAGCTGGACTTCCTGCTGGCCGTGCGGCTGACCGACAACGGCTTTTTGCAGGAGATCGTCAGCGAGCAGGAGCGACGCCGGCAGCAAGGAGGCAGCCAGGTGCGAATGGCCCGGCTCCAAGCGCAGATCACGGGGCTGCGCGAGAAGCAGCAGCGCGTGCTTGACGCCTACTTCGAAGGCGTGATCAACGTGGAAGAACGGAACCGGCGGCTGGAAGCGGTCGAGCGCGACCTTAAGCTGGCCCAGACGGCGCTGATGCGCGAAGCGCCCACGCCGGAGGTGACGGCTGAGGAGCTATCGCAGCTATTCCAGCCGTTCTCCGACTGGCGGTTCCTGGCGCTGGAAGACAAGCGAAGGATTCTGGCAGCAGTGGTGCCGGAAATTCACGTGGCAGACTACACAGTGAAGGCCATCTGTATGATTCTGCCGCACGGAGGGAAGGTAGTCAGGCCGGTGGGGTTTAGCAGATTGGAAAGCCGCCGCAAGAGGGCGCTATACTTGAAGACCTGCAGCCGGAACGAAGCCTTGGACTGATCCCGTACTGCCACGCCGGGCTCTTCGCTCTGCAACACATCGTCGCCCCGGCCATCTACCGGGACCTTGG